ATGCTGTGAGCGGCTTGTTAACGAACTACAGTATCAGCGGCCATACTCATACTGCTAGTAATATCACGGATTTTAACAATGCTGTGAGCGGCTTGTTAACGAACTACAGTATTAGCGGCCATACTCATACTGCTAGTAATATCACGGATTTCAATAGCGCTGTGAGTGGCTTGTTAACGAACTACAGTATCAGCGGCCATACTCATACCGCTTCTTCAATTACGGATTTTAACGAGGCTGTAGACGATAGAATCGGGTCTGGATTATTTGTTGCCGGAACTGGTATTAATTTAAATTATAATGATGCTGGAAACACCTTTACTGTTAGTGTAACAGATTTAATAGCAAATCCTTCTGGTAATAGGATTCTTACGAGCAGAGATAGTACAACCACTGGAATTGATGCTGAAAGCAATTTAATGTTTGACGGGAGCTTGTTAAGTGTTAGCGGAAATCTTGTTGCTAATACTGGCACATTAGATATTATACAATTTAATACTAATAATGGCCCTGTGGGATCTCAAGGACAAATGGGCTGGAATAGTACCGAAGGCACAGTTGATATTGCTCTTACTGATTCAACAATAATGGAGATTGGTCAACATAGATTTTTCAGAGTAAGAAATACCACAGGAAGTCCTTTATATAAAGGACAAGTAGTTTATGCTAATGGTGTTCATCCTAATGGTATTATAACTCCAAACTTATATATTGCTAATAATACTATTAATGAAATACGATTTATTGGATTAATTTGGGATACTATCAACAATAATAATAATGGATATGTTATAGATTTTGGTCATCTCAGACATTTAGATCTTGATGGATCAGCAACAAATTATGCTGTTGGTGATGAGACTTGGAACGATGGAGATATTCTATATGCTCATCCAACAGTTGCTGGCAAATTAACTAATGTTAAACCAAAACACGCTATTAGTCTGGCTATTATTTTAGATAATGGTAATGCTAATGGTCAATTATTCGTAAGACCAACAAACTTTGGTGATCTTAGTTATAATCATGATGTTAATATTAGCGGAGTTACTAATGGTCAATTTTTACAATACGATAGTACCACAGATTATTGGGTTGCTAGCTCTAGTGGAAATTTCTCAACATTACAAGTTAGTGGAATAAATGTTAGCGTTAGCGGTCATACTCACATATCGTCAAATATTACTGATTTTAACAGTGCTGTTAGCGGACTATTGCCGACTATTGCTAATAGTGGCAATAACAGAATACTCACAAGTACTGGCACAACCACCGGGATAGATGCTGAAAGTGATTTAACTTTTGAAAATAAAACATTGAATATAGGATCATCTGGTAATGCTGGAACAGAAGCGATAATTAATTTATATACTAATGATGGCGGTGATGGAGAACCAAGTATTAATTTTAAAGATTATGATGATAATACTAAATTAAAAATATATTGGGATAACGATGAGAATACAAGCTATGTGTATAGTTTAAATGATACTCTTGTTCTATCTGGCCCCACTAACTATATTGGTATCAATAATGATGGCACAATAAATATTGTAAGTAGCGGAGTAACTTCTAATAATAACTTTAGTATTACAAATCAAACAGCTAACACCATAGCTAGTTTTGACGCTAATAAAAATGTCACCTCTCTTGATACGGGAACATATCCAAACTTAACTGAATTGAGTTATGTTAAGGGTGTTACTAGCGCAATACAAACCCAATTGAACGCTAAACAAAATACTTTAACAAATCCTGTTACTGGAACAGGAATTGCTAGTCATGTTGCATACTGGAATAGCTCTAGTGGAATAGTGGCTGATAGCGGTCAATTATACTGGGATGCCACGAACAATCGACTAGGTATAGGAACCTCTACTCCTAGTGGACAGTTACATGTTATTGGTACTGGTAATTTTAGTCAAAATCTTCATATTGGTGCGCCGGCAAATACGGGGGTTATAGCTGGTTTATCCACAACATCTACCGTACCAGCATTAAGTTTTCAAAGTGTAACAGCTAATCATACCTCTGCAAGTCATACAATTTTTGATTTTAGAAAAAATATTTCCACAAGAGTATTGTATATCGATGGAGCCGGATCTACCACAATAGATGCTACTAATGGTAATCTTGTGGTGCCGTCTACAACACCATCCGCAGGTAACGGTGCTTTAATTGCTCATGGTATGAGACGAGCCACAACAACAGCAGGCATGGATTTTGCTTGGGGAGAAAGTATATCTAGCATCACAGAGCCAGGAATTGATTTGTTTCCCATAGGCGGAACTCATATCTCTAGCGGTATATTATTTAGACTTAGCAAAAATAGTACAAAATCCAATGTGGCTATGCTTGTTGATGGTAATGGTAAAGTTGGTATAGGCACAGCCTCTCCTCAACAATTTGTACATATTAGTGGCAATTTTGCTTGTGGTAGCGAAATACTAAGACTGCAAAACAGTGGAGTATATTTGGGTATTGGTATAGGAGCATCTGGATGTTTTCAAAATTATGCTATATTTTATAGAAATGAAAATAGAAGTTTTGGTATAATACCAGGAACAGAAAATGTTATTTTCTTTAGTGGTATACAAATGGCCGCTACAAAACAAATAAGAGGAGACAATGGTAATGCTAGTATAACTTTAGAACAGACAGCAAATGGTAATTTAGCTATAAGCGCTGCTTCTGGAATTAAATTTCAATCTAGTTCTGTAGATAAAATGACTCTTACTAGCGATGGTAAACTAGGAATTGGTACCACCACGCCTAGCGGAACTTTGCATGTTGTTGGCACAGGAAATATAACCACAGTAAATACCATACCAACATTCTTACAAACATCAGCACTAACAACAAATACTAATAATTGGAATCCTGGTTATGGTGATATTATTAGAGTTAGTGGTAGTACTGGTGGAATTAATATAACAGGATTAACAGCACCAACAGGTCTTGGCTCTCAATATGTGAGAATTGTAATAAATACTGGACCATCACATAATCTTACAATCAATCACCAATCAGCTAGTTCATCATCGGAAAATAGATTTATTACATCCACAGGTGGAGATCATATTATTCCTCCAACTGGTACCGTTAGTATTTTATATGATACTGTTGATAGCAGATGGAGAATTCTATAAAAGGAGAAATTAATGAGTATTCTAGATTCTAATAACTATAAACCATCATCAGACTCTGTTGCACAAGGATTAAAAACTGAAGCATCAAGCCTATTTAATGTTATAGTGTCTACATATATTAATGGCACTTTATCTTTCTGGAACAATCCATATTATACGCCGGCGGAGATGTCAACAGCATTAGGAAATGACGCTAAGGAAATGTTTGAATTACACTATAAACTTGGTCAATTAATTAACTCAATTAAACCAGAAGCTATATTAGAAACTAATAGTCATATTGGTAATTTCACACTTAATGAAGATGGAACCGTAACGGTAATATAAGATTATGCTTAATGCAAACCTATTTCCAACAACCAATATTCATAGAGAAGCACGAGACTGGCACAATAGGGTTTTATCTAATGGTGGTAGAGTCTCTAAAGATACTCTGAAAGCCGTTAGTGATTTTTGTTATAGAATAGATGCTGCTGGTATAAGAGAGAAATTTAGTAGATTAAATTTAATTTGTGGAGATAATCTAACTGCTGCCAGAGTTCCTTTATATAGAGGATTATCTTTTACTGGATCTCAGTATGGAAATAGTATAGATACAAATACTAATTTTGTTGATGGAGACTATACTGAAAGAGGTAGTAGTGGTGGACTAAATGCTGGTGGGGGCGGAACCAAATATTTGGACACGGGAGTGTTACCTAATAATAATAATGGTTTTACGGGTATTAACAATCATATGAGTGCTTATATGATGAATCGCACATACGATTTTTACATGGGCTGTGATGATAGTTTTAGTTGTTGCGCTGGTACATGTGCTTGGATCTGGTTGTATGTGGAACAAAGCGGTTATCCTGGACAATACTATATGGGAGATAATGATAGTGGAGGAAGTTATGGTGGACAATTTTTTAGTTCTTCAGACAACGGATTATTTTTAGGATGTTGTGATACTGGTGAAAGCGGAGCTAATTCTAGTACATATCGAAACGGAGCTTATGACAATGACTTTACCTTTGGAGATATGAATAGCAATAGCTTAAATAATATTGGATTAAGTATAACAATTTTTGGATATAATCATATCGCAGTTGATCCCAACGATTCTTCTTGCTTATCAAACGATACTTATGGTACTGGTCATATATCCTCTTATTCATTTGGGCCATTTTTAACATATGATCAACAACTGTCCTACTATCAAGCTCTGCAACAGTTTCAAACAGTTTTGGGAAGAAACAAATAATAAAATTGACTACTTTCTTTATCTTTTATAGCATAAAATGCTTCCATCTTATAAGGTAAATAAAGGATAAGAATAAAAAACAACAGAGGGTGTATTTAAATTAATAATTCTTTAATTTTTTAAGGATACTAATATGGCCTCATTTTGTATATCTATATTTGATAGTATTGAAAATCCATCAGAAAGTGATGCATGTTTTGTTACATCTACTAAAAACTTAACATTAAATAAAGGAAGTAGTTATAGAATTTCTTTTCTATTATCCAAAGATGATAATAGTGTTAACTTAACTGGATATTCTTTGCGTGGGCAAATCAGACCATCAATTTCGTCCCCAACTATCTTACTAAGTATGACATCTGCTAATTTGCTATTAAAAATAAATAATTCGAATAGTACAATTGAAATGAATTTACCAGAAAGCTTTACTCGCAAGGTAACTCAATCTATTGCACTTTATGATATAGAATTAATTAATAATATTGGAGAAGTATCAAAAATAGTAACAGGACTAATTACCTTTATTCCAGAGGTAACTCAATGAGTTTAGATATAATAACCTCTGATCTTAAAAATACTTTTAATTCTTTTATTGATGAGTTATTAAGAAATAGCTCTTTATCTTTGCCGTGTAAATTAATTTATGAGGGATCGTTATTTACAGAATGTTCAAATTGCTATATTGATCCAATATCTGGTAAGTCTAGCAATAGATATAAGCCAAATGGACCATTGCAATTTGCTGATGGTCAAATATGTTCGTACTGTAGAGGTTTAGGCGGAACATATTCTGAAGCTTATGATCTAATAGATTTATTAGTAGTTTTCAATTCTAAGTATTGGACAAATTTCAATAGTAAGGTTCATAATCCAGAAGGAACGATTCAAACAATTAATAAATTAACTGATTATCCTAAAATAAAAAAATGTTCTAAATTAATTGTTGATACTAATATATCAAGTTACACAGATAATTTTTATCAACGAAATAGTGATTCCGAACCAGCTGGATTTGGAGAGAGTTCTTATTTTTTCACATACTGGAAGAAAATATGAGTTCTTTAAAATTTAATATAAAATTAGTAGATTCTGATGCAACTGTGAACAAGGCTATTCTAAATGCTTTGATTCCCGAATTAAATAAATATTTAGATAAAATATATAATAGAATGTCAAATGAGATTCCAGATATATTAATAAATAGTATACAAGCTCAACCAGAATATGCGTCATTACTTGGTGGTCAGTTACGGGGTGAATTTGGTATTGTTGATCCACAAAGTAGAATTAATGATATTTTAAGTACTATTAAAAATGGGAAAGTTGTAACAAAAACTCCTGTTTCTATTGTGGGCCAAAAAATTAAAGGTGGTATTAAATTAGAAATGGTTAGAAAAGATTTACAAGACTTGCTTAGTCTGGGATCAGCTTCTTTTAGCACAGAGAAAGGATCAAATTTAGAATGGCTAAGATGGTTATTAACAGAAGGAGATTCCATAATAATTGGTAGTCATGAATTTGTTTTTGGACCCAGCCCATTCTCTCGCACAGGCTTGGGTATAATGAGACAAGGTAGTGGTGGATGGAGAGTGCCTCCAGAGTTTGCTGGTTCAATAAATAATAATTGGATAACAAGAGCAATCGACGCCTCATCTGCTCAAATTAATGATATTATGAAAAAATTAATAACATAAGGATACAATAATGTCTAGATGTGTTTTTGAACCAGAATTTACTGGTGTAACAAATATAGGATCCACGAAATTTCTTAATGAACTTGAGAATAACTATAAATCATTTTTAGATTGGGGATTTATAAAAATTGGTGGATTTACAAATGTTAAAATACCAACTACAAATATTTCAAATTTTAATCTTCATGTTTTAAAACCCACAGAAGACAAAAATCAATCTACTAATACGGTTTGGCAAACACCGCGTAAAGATTGGGTTTATGAAACTGGAATAGTTTTTAATAATCAATCACCAATAAATATTAGTGGAATTTATGTCAATTCTACTCTTTATCCTGCTCCAACTGGTAACTCAACGCTTGGATATAAAATCAATTATCCAGAAGGAAAGGTGATATTTAATCAGGCAATACCAGCAACAGGAACAGTTCATTTAGAATATAGTTATAGAAACATTCAAGTATACAAAACAGAAGAATTTCCATACTGGAAAGAAATTCAATTTAGATCACTAGAAGATAAAACTGGAATATTAAATGTAGACAAGGGTAATTTTTCTATAGGTAGCGAATACAGAATACAATTACCAGCTGTTGTTATTGAGACTATAACAAGATCAATTCAGGAACCATTTCAATTAGGTAGCAAAGACTTAATTTTTAATCAGGACATATTACTCCATGTATTGGCCGATAATCCCGCAGATAAAAATAATATAGTAGATATTATTAGGATTCAAGAAGATAGACTATTGCAGCTTTATAAAACAGATATTGTTGTCAACAGTGGTGTTTATCCACTAAATTATGATGGTTCTATAAATATTAATGGACAAAATTACAATACTATTGTTAAAAATGATAGCTATAAATGGAAAGAATGTAGACTAAAAAACATTACAATTTCTGATATTGATTTTACTAACATTAGAATGTTTGGTGCTGTTATTCGCATCACTAATGAAATTATATGCGGATCCTTTTAATACTGGTGTATAGTTTACTGTTGTTCTTATTAAAATTACAATAGCACCAATTCAAGATACTGGAGACTCCTATGGCTTTAGAGCGTATATTTTATGCAACACACGGTGTTTCACTCAATGGTACTCCACTTAAAGGAGTTCAGAGCGTTGGTTTTACATCAAATTCTAATATTGAACCAGTTTTCCAGCTAGGTCAACTTAAACACGTAGAAGCTGTTCCAGTAACCCCAGAAGTAGAAGTTACTATCACTAGATCCATAGTTGGTGGCCCAGGTTTAAAGCTAAATCTAACAGGCGATATCGTACAAATTGAAGCAGAACTACAAAAAACAAACGAAATTATAATCGGCGTTGCTTCTGGAGCAACAGGTTTCACAATTAAGAACGCATATTTAAATTCCTATAGTGTTAACTTTGGTGTTGATGGTTTATTCACTGAAGAATTATCATATACCGGAGAAGAAGTCATTACTGGTGGAGCGTTCTCTCCACTAAATGATACTAATCTACACTTACCAAGACGCCAAGACTTCGACACAAAAGGTATGGACGGAGCTGTTTCTGCTAGTATTAGTGTCAATTTTAATCGTGAAAGTCAATACAAGCTAGGTCAATTCAAACCATTTCTAAGAACAGTAACCTTCCCAATTGAATGCACACTACAGTATAGTCTTTTAATTCCACAAGCCGGGGCTATTAGTTCAACAGAGCCACAAAAATGCGCTCCAGCAGATACAGAAAAACTCACTAAAGTTATTACTGCTTGTAATTCTTCTTGGACAATTGGGGATGCTAGACTAAGTAGTATCGGCTTTAGTGGTGGTGATACAGGTGGTGGTAATGTTGAAGTTCAGTATACTTACTCATCTTGGAACAATCTAATAGTTGCATAAATATTTATTATTAAATTAATATAATAAAATAAACTTACAGGAAAAAGTTTATGGCTCAAGGACAGACTGTTTTATTAAATCAATTTCCACAGCTTGGCGTAAGTAAATGTGGAAGTCAATTGTGTGGATTATATTCAGCTGAGTATAGTTTAAATAGATCTATTAAGTCTATTTTTGCCCCTAATAATAGTAGTCCAATAGCCAAGTTTGGAGAAATACCAAACATAACATTATCTTACAGCCAGTATCTTGACTCTGCTGGTGTTCACAGCGTATCAGATTTTAATGAAGTTTCTAAAATAGAACTAAAGAATAGATCAGGGTCTGCTGTTTGTGACTTGGCATTACTAAATCGAATTTCATATTCTTTTACTATAGATGGTCCTTTTTTAGTAACAAAATCATATATTGGATATAGTAAAGCAGCAGCCGGATCAGGCTCATCAACTTGTGGTGGTGAAAAACGAGTTTTTATGAGAAAAGATTATTCTGGTTCATCTCCGCCAGGAATAAATTCCACCCTTTTAACAGCAGTAACTGTTGATATTACAGTAAACAGAGAAAATATTTCAGAATTTGCTACTCATAAACCCTATGCCTCCATGGTGTCGTTTCCTATGACAACATCTATTAAATATGATTTTTTAACAGAGGGTGTTGATTCATATGTGCTAGACGCATTTTCTCAGGCTTGTGGTGATCCAGATACTACTAAATATTCATTATCTGCTAGCTCTTGTGGAATCTCAATTGCTGTAAATAGTGCATTTATCACAGATTTGTCGTATTCTGGTGGTGAGGCTAGTCAGTCTTCTAAACCACAAACAGGATCTGTTACTTTTACAAGCTATGAAACCATATCAGGATTAAAACCAGTAATTAAGTTTGATGAAGTATCATCATGTTAAATTTAGAAAAAATATTATATAGAATTATATTAGGATATTACTATATAGATATTCATAATGAAACATATAAAGTTTTATCTCCTTCTATTGAAATTAAATATTTATCAGAAATTCTATACGACAAAACTATAGAAGAAAATAAATATGATAAAAGATGGTTAACAGATGATGAAATCGAATATTATTTATTAATTAATAATCTATGGAATAAAAATGAAGAAGCAACATTAAAAGCTGTTGAGAAATCTATAGAAGATACAAAGATAGATATCTTTCAAAATTTTATTAATTTTAAAATTAAAGATAAGCTTAAAAAACAATTAAAATCATTAGAAAACCAATATATTAAATTATTAAATAAAAAAAGATCTTTAGATTCTCTAGGAATTAAGGAATACGCTTCTTCAATTAAAAATGAATTTATAATACAAAAATGTATTTATGATAAAAATAATAATTTATTATTTAATCAAAAAGAAGATAATTGCAATTATAATAAACTACATAATATATTTATTAGAGAAATTATTGATCAAACCATACAAGTTAGCGATATGAAAGCATTAGCCAGATCTGATCTTTGGAGATCGTATATATTAAGTTGTAAACTAGAAAAAGATTTAATTAATATAACTGATGATTATAAATATTTAATAAATTTACATAAGATGTATGATAATGCTAGACAACACCCAGAAGCCCCATCAGAAGATATAATAAATGATGATGATGCTTTAGATGGCTGGTTTTTATTTCATAATAGAAAAGCAGCACAAGAAAAGAAAAAAAATCTTATACAGAATAAAATTGGGAATAAGAATAATCAACATAATTTTATTTTTGCTAGTAGTCCAGAAGAAGCTCAGGCTATTATGGATTCTAATAATCCAAGAGAAAAACTTTTTGCAGAACAACTGATAGAAACAGCAAAGGCAAAGCCGGAAGAAAAGTGGGAAAATATTCCGATTGTAAAACAAGAACTACTAAATAGATTATCAGAACAGAACTCAGGAATTAAATAATATGAACAGAAATAAAAAAGGAATAATTCAACAGATTAGTAAAAGATTTGAGACAACTATTATTGGATCACTGGTTAGATTTGAGGAATCTTTTGGTTATCTATGGGGATTGGACTCTAATAAACCCCTCACTGCTAAAGAACAGGATTTTTTAGATATGTGGGAAATACTTAGAACATCTATTCTTAATCATGGTAATAACCAAATGAGAATGGCACTTGATGATATCATTAATTATATTGAGGATGAAAATCAGCAAAATAAATATAGAGTTACTTTAATAAACGATAATTTAAAACATAAAAATGACACAGGAGATCAATCATGATTACAGATTCTTTTGATATAGTAATTGATAATAAAAACCAAAACTTTACAATTAAGTCGCCATCACTTGCTGATCAAAGAGAGGCTCAGAAGGTTTACAATCAGGCTTTCTCTGATGCTGTTAAATCTGGATGTATTGTAAGAGCTAGACTTGATGATTTATTAAAGGATCAGGGATTATGGGATGATTCTAAACAAGCTAAGCTTGCTGTTTTACAACAAGAATTAATGGATCATGAAAAAACTCTTGCTAAGGGTGGTATTAGTCTAAAACAGGCTAAAAAAGTAGCTATTGATATGAAAAATGTTAGAGATGATATTCGAGATCTAATTTCTGTTAGAACCAATCTTGATAATCATACAGCAGAAGGACAGGCTGATAATGCTAGATTTAACTATTTAATTAGTGCATCATTGGTGTATTCAGATACTAAAGATAAATATTTTAAAAATTATGAAGATTACTTATCTCGCGCAGCAGAACCTGTTGCAGTAAAAGCTGCCCAGGTATTGGCCAATATGTTGTATGGACTCGATAATGATTATGAAAAGAAATTACCAGAAAATAAATTTTTAATTAAATACAAATTTGTTGATGATAAACTAAGATTAATTAATGAAAAGGGACAATTAACAGATGCTGATGGTAGATTGATTGATGAGTTTGGTAGATTCGTTGATGAGCAAGGCAAATATGTTGACAAGAATGGGAATGCAGTAGACGTAAATGGAGATTATATCACAGAATTTAAACCATTCATTGATGATAATGGTAACCCAATAGTTGACGAGGAAAAAAAGGAAGATGAAAAACCACAAACAGCTTCGCCGTCTTTGTCTTCTCAACCAGTCTCAGAGATTACCAAATCAGATAATTAATACTCATACTACCCTATATAAATCAAAAGACATCTCAAGTTTAATCGCTTGTGGTGTCTTTTATTTTTAATCGGTGAAATAAATGGCATCATCTTTTAACTTAACAGCAGAACTTAATTTAAGAGGACCTAGTAATCTTAATCAAGTTGTTGGAAATATACGTAAACAATTATCTACTGTAAGTTTAGATCTGAAAATAGACCCTAGAGCGTCTAGTAATATACAGGGAATTACTTCTAATATAAATAATTTAAGCAGAGCATTAAGGGATGCTGAATCAAACGCTGCTTCTCTTAATTCTGCTTTGAGAACACTAGGAGCTGGTATTGGTAGTGCTTCCACAAATATTGGAAACTTAGGCAATAATCTTAATAATGCTAATAATGCTATTAATAATGTTAGAACAAGAACAGCAGAGGCTACATCTGAAATTGAAGCATTTGGTAGGCAAGCCGGGTTGGCTGTTCGTAGATTTGCCGCGTTTTCTATAGTAACAGGAAGCATATATGCTATTGCAAAAGCTTTTGGTTCAGCATATAGTGAATTTTTAAATTTTAATAAAGAATTTATTAGACTGCAACAAGTCACATTTGAAACAGCAACTGGTCTTAAAGGATTGTCTCAAGAAATTGTAAGATTATCACAAGGCTTGGGTGTTACATCTCAATCTCTACTTCAAGTATCAGTAACACTATCTCAGGCAGGCTTATCTGCGGCAGAAACTAAAACTGCTTTAGAAGCATTGGCAAAGTCATCTTTAGCTCCGTCTTTTGATGATATGAATAGCACAGTTGAGGGCAGTATTGCTCTAATGAAACAGTTCGGAATTAGCGCAAATGATTTAGAAAGCGCATTGGGCTCAATCAATGCAGTTGCTGCTAAATTTGCTGTTGAAGCGAGTGATATTATCACTGCTATCCAAAGAACTGGCGGTGTTTTTGCTTCTGCTAGTCAGGGTGTAAGCCAAGGTAAAGACGCTTTAAATGAATTTATAGCAGTATTTACAAGCGTAAGAGCAACTACTCGTGAAAGTGCGGAAACTATTGCTACAGGTTTACGTACTATTTTTAGTCGTATACAACGAGGAGGTACAATAGAAGCTCTTAAACAATATGGTGTTGAATTAACTGATGTTGAAGGTAAATTCGTAGGAGCCTATGAAGCTGTAAGAAGACTTAGTGATGGACTAAGTAAATTGGATACAAGAGATATTAGGTTTTCTGCTATTATAGAAGAACTGGGTGGTTTTCGTCAGGTTGGTAAGGTTATTCCATTAATTCAGCAATTTGCAACAGCTCAAGAAGCATTAAATGTTGCTCAAAGAGGCGCTGGATCATTAGCCAAAGACGTTGCTACAGCACAAGAAGGACTTGGGGTTAAGATTACAAAGGTAAGAGAGCAATTTGTTAGTCTTGTTCGTGATGTTGGACAAAGCAAAGGCTTTCAAACTTTTGTAGATATATCATTAAAATTAGCTAGCGCTTTAATATCTATAGCTGATGCTGCAAAGAGTGTTTTACCAGCATTGACAGCTATTATTGCTGTTAAAGGAATTAGTAATATTGGTAGCTTTGTTAGCGGTTTATCTTCGTCCCTAGGTGGTGGTGGTAGACGCAGATTTGCTAGAGGAGGATTGGTTCCTGGTGGTGGTAGTGGAGATACTGTGCCAGCGATGTTAACTCCAGGTGAGTTTGTTATAAGAAAGAAAGCTGTTGAGACTATTGGTATTAATAATCTACATAAGATGAATAAATATGCTGGTGGAGGCCCTGTGTCTCCACAAAAACTATACAGCATGAAAATGAAGAAGTATGTAGAAGAAAATTTAGATAGTATAGATACAATTAATTTTAATAAAACTATATATGGTCTTCAATCCTCCAAAGATGTTCAATCAAACACATTCGAAAAATTAGTTAAAGACAAATTGGGTCGTGGTACTCATAAAGGCGGTAATTATCCAGTAGATATTATAGGCACTGGTAAAGGACCAGTTGAGGTTAGAAATAGATCTGAAAGAACTCCAGATTTTGTTTTAGCAGATAAGTTAATGAGATATTATCTTGAGGATGGGCAAACAGACTATATTAAACGATTCACAAAGAAAAAAAATCAAAAAGCAGACTCGATTCAATTGGGAAATATCGGAATAGCATACAATCTTGCTAAATACAAACCATCAGAAAAATATACTAAATTAGCTGGTGGCGGATCGGTTGATGACACTGTTCCAGCACTCCTAACTCCTGGTGAATTTGTTATCAATAAAAAAGCAGCACAAAGAATTGGCCATCATAAATTAAATAGATTAAATAATGCTGATAAAATTCGTGGATATAATAAAGGTGGTTCTGTTGGCTTTGTTCAGTCTTATGCTGCTGGTGGTGGCGCATCTATTTTTGATTCGCTAACATCATCTATTAATAAAGTAATTCAGTCGTTTAAACAATTAACGGATACCAACACATTACAAAGAGCCAGACAATTAAAAGCACAAGGATACGATAGAGCAGAAAGAAGAGATATAATAGGACGAGAAAAGGCCGCAAAGGACGCTGGTCTAAGTCCTACTAGTCTTCTTTTAGGAGCTGGAGTAGCTGGTGATTTACTATCTAAGGCTGGTGCTCCTGCGTTGGGTGCTGCTGTTGCTGGTGGTGCTGGCGCAGCAGGAGTTACAAAAACTGTTGTAGACTCATTATCGTTCCTACCCCCACAGTTGAAGGCTGTTGCCGTAGGTCTTGCTGCTGTTGCCGGGGCAGCATCAGCATATTTAGCTTCTCTTAGAGAAATAAGAGTATCTTCTGCTCAAAAATCAATTGAAACATTATCAACTAATCTTGGTCAGGCTTTTGAAAGATTATCAAAAACTACTAATGCAACCTCAGATTCATTTGGAGAGATTAGAACCACGATAGATGGCTTGAGAAATGCTGGACAAGTTATATCTCAGGCAAAAACAGAAGAATTTGTTCCAACAGCAACCATAGAAGGACAAGTTTACTCTGCTATAGGAACAGTTGTTGAAGCTGCAATGCTTAATCTGGTTGATACTGGAATAGGCAAAATGGACAAACGAGAAGAATTATCATATAGTAAAGAGTTAGAATCAGCAGCCAGACCAGCCGCCGAAGCTGCTCAAAAAGGAATATCAGAAGCTTTGAAAAGGGGGTTAACTTTTGATCAAGCACGAACTGCTGTTGGAGCAACTGATAGAGATATTGCCATAGCCAGAGGTGGTTCAGCAATAACAGATTTGGAAGCAAAATTAGCTGCTGTACAATCTGATCGTACTTTACCAGAAACTGTAAGAAATAAAAAAGAAGCAGAAATTAAACAAGCTATAGCATTAACAACTAGTAGATTAGTAGAAGCATATAAAGCAGAAAGTACAGCAAAACAGCAAAATATAGCTATAAATAAACAACTAATTGAGTCATCAAATCAGTATTCTCAAAGCTTACAGAATACAGTATCATCTGTGCAAAGAGCATCCTCTGAATTTAGTCAATACGTACAAGACATAAATGCTGAGGTTGGCATTAAGGGCGGTGGTGAATTCCAGCCTAGACCTAATAAAATAGACACAGAGATATTCAAAAATCTAAGAGCATATTCACAGGCTGAAGTATCATCAGCTATTGATAATTTAGCTAGTAGATTAAATTTTAGTCCTGAATTTACACAGCAAACCAAAGAAAGGGTTTCAGTAAAACAAAACTTAGAAAAAGGTATACAGGGTATATTTGGTTCATTATCCGTTAAGTCAGGTACAGGTGGAGATGTTAGTGGAGAGTTTGATAAAGCAATCAGAGAATTGCTTGCTCCACTAAAACTATCAAAAACTTCTTTACCTCCCATCTTAGAAGACCTAAGAAGAGAATTTAATAATCTTAGTGGAAGTGGTGCGGATGTTACACTATCAGAGTTAGCAAAAAATAATCCTGGCTTACAAAAGTTTTTTGATACTGTTGGCATATCATCTAGTGAACTTGATAAAATGAGTGAGGCTGCTAATGAAGTAGCAGCAGAAGTGACAAGGTTTGGTTCTAAACTCTCAGAAAGTCTTGTGTTAGCTCAAGAATATAGTAATGCGGCAGTGTCAGCAAGAACAGAAGGCTCTTTAAGATTATCTCAAACTCTTAATGAACCGGTAGCATTAGACCAGTTAAATCAATCTTTTAATAATGCTATTAGATCTCTTACGCGAGTTACTTTTGCTGGTGATAATAGAAGAGGTGGTCCCCAAGTATTTGAGTCGTATGGTGGCACAACAGATGTTGCAACAATTGAAGCAAGACTTAGACAAACAGAAGAAGAACAAAAAAGATTAAACGAAAATAAAAATAGAACCCCTCAAGAAGAAGTAAGATTTGCTCAAGTTAATGCTCAAGCAACTAATTTAGAAAAAGCATTAAAGCAATTGGCCACAGATTCTTCTAGAGCATCAAATGCGCTAAGTAAGATAGAAGAGGTTCAAAAGGCTAAACAAGGAAGAACTGATGTTCTTATGGATTTATTATCTAATGTTAATAATCCAGAATATATGACAGATTTTATAATGAATCAACAAAAATTTTCTAATATTATGGCTGGTCAAGGGAATAGTTTTGATATCCCAGGAGCCATACAAGCATTACAAATTAAAATGAGAGGACAAACAGCAGATGATGCTTTAAAAACTAGAGGAGATTTTCTTGAACAAATTTTTCAAATGCTTCCTGCTGATCTTGCTAATGCTGTGAAGCAAACATTAGAAGCTCCAGAATATAATGTTTCTGACTTTATTAAGGAATATAATGATGCTATAAAAGCAATGGCAGCTGCTAATGAGGCTCTTGCAAGCAGAAGTTTAGAGGCAGCCGGAATATTCGAAACCGCTATAAAAGGTAGTGCAAATTATTTTGCAGATAAAGTTACAAACGCAGCAGACAATACAACAACCACAGGATCTGCAACTGCTACGACCAAAGCTAATGGTGGTTTAATATATGCTGCTCGTGGTAAGTATGTTAATTTTCAGCCAAAGGGCACTGATACTGTTCCTGCGATGTTAACTCCTGGTGAGTTTGTTGTTAACGCTAAAGCTACTAAGAAAAATCTCTCTTTATTAAAAGCTATAAATAGTAATGGTAAGGCCGCAGGATATAGTATGGGTGGAATGGTTTATTTACAAGGTGGTGGATTAGTAGAAGCAGCTAAGGCTAGACTTGATGAAATAAATGCTCAAATTGCAGAGTATGTTAACCAAACAAGGCTATATATTCAAGAATGGACAGATTCTGTAATAGAAGATCCAAAAGATCAAGCAGCTTTGGATAGACAAAAAGTAGGAATAGAAAAAATTAATAAAGATAGAAGCCTAACTAATGAATATACGGAACTTCTCCGTAGAAAGACAGAAGCACAAGAAGCATTGAATTATGAACAAAAGAAGGTTGATCTTAAAACACGCATGGAGACAGATACTAATGAAAGAATAAAGAATATACCAAGAAATGAAGGAGAAAGCGATGCTGACTATAAAGCAAGAGCCACAAAACAACTAAAAGAAGACGATGATAGGGATCAAAAAAGAATAGAAGCCTATGAAGAAAGACAGAAGAATGCTAGATTACAAGAACAACAAAGAAGAGCAGATGCTGTAGCCGCAGAACAAGTAAGATTAAATAATAGAACTCCTAAAGAAAGATTAGAAGATGAGAGAAGAGCAAGAAAAGAAGCAGCAGAACAGGAAAGAGCAGCCAGAGTAGCGACAAATATCTCAAGACTTCCAGAAGCCGCCAGAAGAGATGCTGAAAGGAAAAGAGCAGAAGAGCAAAGAGCTTTAGCAAACAAAGCTATGGGCTTGAGCGGATCTGAGGATAGCGCTCAGACCATTGAATCTGCTCAAAATTGGTGGGTCAGAGGCGGATTTATGGATAATCCAGGTGTTGGTTTCACAGCTGATCTTAAAACAATTATTGAGAGATACAAAGCATCTGAACAATATCAAAAAGACAAGGCCGTTTCTATAGAATCAAAACAAGAAGGACTAAGAGATTTTCAAAGAGCAAGCGAACCATCTGCTGACTATAAGGCAAAACTAGAAGAAAGACGAGAAGCTTCAAGTCAAAAAGAAGCTCAAGACAGAGAACGAACTCAAAAAAATCAAAAAACAGCAGCTGAAAAATCACAATTGGATTCTGGAAGAGTATATTTTAATCAAATGTATACTAGTTCTGGAACTAGATATTCTAATGCTAGCACAGACGATATTCTTACAGACCTAGAGGCTAATCGAGGAAGACCCCAAGGATACTATAATTTAAAACCAGAACAACAAGCATACCTTGATGCTTATATTGGTGACTATCAATTCAGACAAAGATCAGCAAAAAATGCTGCGGAAGCACAAGCTCTTGAACAAAAGAGAGCGACAAAACTAGAAGCTGAAAAGGCTGAAATAACTCTCAGAACACGAGGAACACCAGAAGAGCAAGCTGCTAGAAATAAACAAATTGCTGATGCTGAAGCAGCACGACTTGAAAGAGAGCAGAAGTATGGTTTAAGATCAATAGATTATCAATTCTTAACAGAATCTCAGATGGAAGAACAAAAAAGGGCTGGTCGCGGCCCAGGAACACCATTTCCTTTTGTTCGTTTTAACGAGTTTTTAGTTGAAAGAGGCAAAACAGATCAAGCTGCTAGAGAAAAAGCAGCTCAAAATGCTGCACCAATAACCGAAGAACAAAAAAGAAAAGAAGAATTTAATCTTTTATCTCCGATTGAACAAATAGAATACAATAGAAAGATAAGAGAGGACGCATTTTCTCCAGAAAGAGCAGTAACACGCGCTCTACAACGAAAAGTTACAGAGCTAGACCCTAGTGGATCAGAAAATCTATTAGAACTTGCACAAGCAGAGATGGATAGTTTCTTCATGACCCCAAGTTTTGAAGACCAAGCTAGTCTAGATGCTTCTGTTGCTGATATTATAGCTAGAGCTAGACAGAACGCTGCTCAAAGAGGCGCTACGACAACAAATAGAATAGCCGCATCAAATGAAGAACGAAAAAGAAGAATTAAAGAAGCTGGATTTGATAGAGAAATAGAAACATTTAATGGACAATTTAATCCATATTTTGATACTGATGTGGCAAATAAGCAAATGTTTGATACTTTATCAAAATTACCAATAGTAAGAGATGTAATCCAAGGTAGTAGAAATAGTAAAAGACGAAACGCCTCTGACTCGTTTGTTTCTGAAGTTGCTGGTTTAATTGGTGCTGGTTCGAGAAACTTTGGAACAGCCGTTTATAATTTAGGTTATCAAATAGCTCATCCAAGAAATAAAGATAGTATCTTAGAAAGAAAAGTTCCTCATAGAAAACCCAAAGATTTTTTACAAAGGATATTAACAGGCGCTAATTCTACATATAATGTTAATGCTTATGGTGGTGGATTAAGTCAAAAACCATTAGACCCAAATGCTAGTCCAGAACAAAAAAGTGCTCAATTCTATGATTCTATTGGACAAACAGCAGGAGAGACGGTAGTAGGGGCCGCCACAGATGTTAGCGCTGTTATTCCTGGAGCTGGTTTTATTGATGATGCTGCTAGGTTAAGCGCCAGAGGATTACCAAAAGCAGTAGGAGCATTAACTCCTAGCCCCACTGGACCAAAGTTCCCCAGCATGGTTTTCCAACCACCACCAAAGGTTAGACCACCATTTATTAGAAACCCATTGAATAATATGGCTGAAAAATCAGCAGATAAGGTGAGAGGCGCATTACAACAAACACCGCTCCCTAATCTTGCAGAACAAGTAAGAACAAATGCAGTTAATGATGCTCTAATGCAACAGATGGACAGAATACCAACTGTTGGTGATGATTTAGATATACCTAATTTAGGACCAGAACCTGATGATGACATATTTAGCAGGTTTGATGAATTATATCCTAATAATCCCAATGATCCATTTAGAACAGGAACGCCAACAGAACAACAAATATCGAGTTATTTAAGGAATCCAGCTTCTCAAAGAAGAGTAGGAGGAAGATATGTTCTATCCCGACCCCCCTCTCGTACAACTAGTCCAAGAGACCCAGTAACAGGACAATTTGTATCACCACAATCAAGCAATGTCGATCCTTTTAGTGGAAAAGTATTACCAGGAGCACCAGAAGAATATAGAAAAAGAAAAGGGGCTCTAAATGCTACAACCAGAGCAAATGGTGGATTAATATATGCTTCACAAGGAAAGCTAGTACCATATCAACCACGAGGCACAGATACTGTTCCGGCCATGTTAACTCCTGGCGAATTTGTAATTAATAGAAAAGCGGCCAAACAAAATATGGGTCTTCTCAAAGCTATTAATAATGGTCAAACAATAAGTCCAAAACGATTTAATAAAGGGGGTATTGTAGATACACAATACTACGAAACTGCTGGACCAGTAGCCAGTCCCACAACTTCTGGTGGTGTATCTAGTATTAGTGTTGACTCATCATCTTTGGATACCGCATTTAGTAATTTTCAAACATATGTTGGTTCTTTTGGAGGATTTGTTGGAGCATTTAATGAAGCAGCATCTAAACTTGGTGGTCTATCTGATGTTGCATCATCTTTATCACAAATTGATCTAACAACATCAGCAGGATCATTAAACTTAGCAGCAGTGTCAATAAAAGATGCGTCATCAATACTACAAGGTCAAATTGGTCCATTTAGTTCATCAGTAACAGAATTAGCCGGTGTAATCTCTCGTATACCATCCACAATAACACTAACAGCACAAGGATCCATACCAGTAAATGGAACAATAACAGTAACATTAGAAGGTCCAGGAGCAGGAAATCTTGATGAAACTAACGCAGAAAATATACAAAAATCTGTATTTGATAAGATAGCTCTTGCGATCAACCAAGCAACTGCTGGATCATTAAATATTGTTCAAACTTAAAAGGGGATTAATTTACTATGTCAATTAAATACTATGCGAATAAAGTTCAAGAAACTTCTGTATCAACTGGCACTGGAAATTTTGTGCTTAATGGCGCACCACTAGGATTTCGCACATTTGTATCAGCATTAGGATCATCTAATAAATTTAATTACTATATTTATAGACTAGATACTAATTTTGAGTGGGAAATTGGTGTTGGGTACATTCAGGTTAGTGGTGGCTTAAATATTTTGGTCAGAGAGAAAGTTATATCTTCAAGCAGTAGTAATAGTTTAGTAAGCTTTACTTCTGGTACTAAATATATAGAAAGTATTATTAGTAGCGATAGTTCAAATTCATTAAATAATATTAATTTAGAAGAAAAAAACGCAAGTTTCACAGCACCCAACGTATCCGCAACATATATAGTAGACTCATCTGTTTCGGGTGTAACTGTTTCTTTACCACCTGTAACATCAGGATCTGATCCAATTGTATTAGGCTTTGTGCTTGATAAAACAATAGGCAATCAATACGAACAAGCAAATGCTATTCTATTAACTCCAGACTCATCTCAAACTATTAATGGTACGGGAACCTATGATATTTCTATTATAAAAGATTATCTACAAATAGTTTCTGTTCCATCTCAGAGCGGATGGGTAACTCTTGATCCTATCTTAGAATCTTCTTATCCATATGGCAATAATGGCGCAATACAATTTAAATATGATAGTGCATTTAGTGGCACAAATGCGTTGAGTTGGGATCGTGTTAATGAAGCCATATTAATTGGTGGTACTGGAAATATTTCTACCGCTCATAATATTCTACCAGGATATATTGGCTCCACCACAGTATTTAACGAACAGTCTCATGCTAATAGTTTTAGAGTTGAGGGTACTGGTAGAACCCACATGTTTTTTATTGATGGTAGTACTAATAAAATTGGCATTAACTCATCTAGTCCAAATGATATTTTAACTATCAATGCTAGTGGTGGAAATGGACTCACTATATACAACAGCGGTTCTGGTCCAAAAATAGTTTTTTCTAATAATTCTCAAAGCGGAATAACAACAAATAATATAGTTGGCTCTATAGTATTCTCTGGATTAAATAGTAGTAATAGTAGTGTTAGCTATAATAGAATTTATTCTATTATTGACTCGGCCCTAAATTCTAGTGAAAATTCTTCTATTCATATAGAGGCTCTTAATAATGGATCTAACGAAGATGTTGCAGTTTTTAGTTCTGACGGAGTAGTTCTTGGATTTAATAACCAAAATACTAATGGTGTTGTAATAGGAAGCGCCTCATCTAATGAAGGAAATAATATTGTTATAGGATCATTCCATAATATTTGTGCAGAAAATAGTATAGCTATTGGAGATTCTTTAATCCTATCATCTGGAACATACGGCGGATTATTTGGTCTTAACCACACCGCCTCTGGAAATAATATCTGGGTATTTGGAGGTTCTGGAGTTAGTGTTACTGGCAGCAATAGTGTTTACTTAGCATTAAATGATAATACTAATTTAAGTTTAGGTGGCTCGGGATCTTTAGTATATTCAACACTATCTAATAATGATATTAATTTTATTATTGATAATACCTCTATTTTATCTTCTGGTATTAATGAAAATATTGTTTTTAAGTTTGTAAATTCTAGTGGCGTATCTAAGACCGGTTTAGTTTTATCTTCTAATATCAATAACACAACTAATGGAAATGAAAATTCAAAGTTTATTTGCAAAATCGCCTCAACAGGATCCTTGCTTAATATACTTGATTTATCTAATAATAATCTAACAATAGGAGTTAATAATTATTCAGGCAATAATGTTATTTATGGATTTAATAATAATATAATTAATAGTGGTAATTTTATATTTGGTAGAGATATTCAGGCGACTGGTACTAATAATATTTTATTCGGCAAAAATATCACATGTTCTGGCATTGATAACACAATAATTGGTCGTGATAATAGTTGTTTAACTAGTGGCAATATGGGAATTGTTATTGTTGGTAATAGCAACACTATTGATGAAGACTATGGCATCTCAATTGGTATCGACAATGCTAATAACGGACTATACTCAGTTTCATGTGGTTACTTAAACGGCGTTCATGGAGACTATTCTGTTGGTATCGGAGAAAGTAATACTGTTACAGCCAATGGCTCTGTTGCTTTTGGGCGTAGCAATAACGTATCAAACACAGATATATCTGCAACATTGTTTGCTCTTGGGGTTGGTAATCTTGGAACAATATCTGATACTGGTATTTTATTTGGTTATAATAATGAATTATATGGTGATGGAGGATTTCTTGTTGGATCAAGACTATATTCATCTGGAAATAATAATATTCTTGTTGGGGATAATTCTTCCACAAGTGGATTGTCTAATTTCATATTCGGTTCTTCATCAGATATTTCTGGTAATAACTCAGTCATTCTTGCTAATTTATCTAATTCTATTGGAAATTCTAATATTTTAGTTGGTTCTGGTATCACATCTAGTGGTAATAGCAATATTATATTATCTAATAATGAATCGGTTTCATTTAGCGGTAACAACAGTATTCGTTTATATGTTAATAATCAAAATCATATTATACTAGATCCAAGTGGATCGATTATCAAAAGCAGTTCTGAAAACTTTGTATTTAATAGAAATATCCTAGTATCTGGTAATGCTATTATAAACTCTGGAGTTACTATTGGTGGTAATTTAATTAGTTCTGGAAATATTATTACAAATTCTGGTATAACCATAGGAACCAACTTAGTATGTTCTGGAACTGGTATTTTTAGCTCTAATATAATTACTAATAACCTAACAGCTTCTGGTAATGCAAACTTTAGTTTTGCTTCTGGTAATGTTGTACTAGGTTTAACTGGAATTTTTCAAAATATAATTTCTAGTGGTAATCTAATTACTAACAGTGGATTAACTTTTAATTTTCTAACAACGCCAACAGGATTAAATATAACTCCATCTGTTATGCCAACTGGAGTTAATCAAATACATAAAATAATTTATCAAAATGATTCTAATAATCCATATGTTAACAGTAAACTTAGATATGAAACATTAGCAACCTCTGGTGTTCCAGTAACTCCAAAGTATTTATCTGCTAATGATGCTGAATATCAATTTCTATATCCTTCTGGAGCCACAAATCTTTATCTACCAAATGGCACAGGATTATATATGGGTAAAAAATTTACTATTGTTAATATTAATTCATCATTTTATAATATATCTATATACAAATCTTCTGATTTGATAAGTGCGTTTCATACATTGCCTGGTGGCTATAATATAACCATAGTACATGGTGGGGATAATAATTGGTTTAAACTCTCTGATAGTATTATTAATCTATAAATTTAATTAGGAAAATTAAAGGATATAATAATTATGCCTACTATTATTATAGGTTCTGTAACCCTAGATGAAACATACGCGCCATTTGCTAATATGTCGTATGAGTATTTTACCAGTCCAAATGGTGAAATAATAGGCGGCTCAACAATATTTACTGTCACAGGCACGGTTTCTGTTTCTCAAGCGGCTAAATCTGGCGCAACGGTAATGTCTAAACTAGCTCAAATAAGAAATTTAGGTCAAGATAGTGGTTGTGTTAGTGTTAGTATTCCAAATTTATATAGCGGTATGGGTAAAATTACTAATGTTAGCATAGACCAAGGACCAGACCCATCGTGGGTCAACCAAGGGTCTTTTACAATAGAAATTAAAACTAAATTAAAATCTATTCCACCAAATTCTATGGGAATAACTGTTGATGATCATGTTGTCTCCATATCCAAGTCGGAAACAATAGAAATTGGGGAAGAATCTCACGGTTTTGTATTTCTAAATGATCAAAACAATATATCGAAATCTTATGTAAAATTCAGTTGTAAAGCATCCGCATCGTGTAGGCCATTATGTGATTCGTCAAATCCTCAAGAAATTGCATTACGACTAATTAAAAAATTTGTCGCATATATACCTAACCACCCTCTTATAAGCGCATATAAAAACTGGAAACCTTTTGCTCAGTCTAGATCTTTAGAGGTTACTTCAACAGAAACATCGTTCTCTATTGATATAATATTGCTACCACCTTCTGTTTCAACAGGGGCATTTATAGATTTAGAATTTGAACATAATAAAACATACCAAGAAAAAGAAGAATCAAAAAGAATTACTGGATCAATTATAGGATTAGCATCAATTTCTTGGACAGATCTTATTGATTTACCAGATACAGCATCAAGCTCAAAATTAGCTTCAGCAGAAGAAGCATTTGATAAAATTATAAATAAGTATAATTACTTAAAAGAGTTTGATAGCAATGGAAAAACCTTAATTTTAAATGAAAAACCAAATTGTCCTCCTGTGGGCGGTGGGGTTGGCGGATCTTCTGTTGGAAATTGCAAAGGTTTAGACGATGATCCTAAACAAGACCCTCAACAACAATTAGTAATAAAACCATCAACATCGTCTGTATCGAAATCTCGTTCAGAAGGCACTATAAATTTTGTTTTTGAATGGTCTTCATCGTCAAATAATAATGACTGTGTTGATGGTGATGGATATAAAAGAGAACTTGTGGTAGATATAACAGAACCACAGCGCCAAATTGTTGAGCATATAATTCCTTCATACGGAACACTAATTCAAGATATAAATGCATGTAGTGCTAAACGCATTTCTTTTACTAGTAGCGCTAGTAGCTCAGATGTATGTGTTGCAACAAGTGCTAGACCAACTGGTGTACTCGAACCTTTAGACCAAGCGGTTAAAGACTATTTAGGTTCTGCAACTCCAAAGGATTGGTTATTAATTTCTCATACTAGTTTAGTATCTAATAAAAATTATACAGTTACTAAAGAATTTATAAAGAAGTGTTAAAATGGCTGCATCAAATTTTGATTCTATTTTTGTTGCTGGTATGTCGCTTAGGCCAGCACCATTTGTTAGTACCTCTTATGAGTATAATAAATCTGGAGAGTATGTCATTGGTGGTCTTTTAATAGTTACATTATCTGGTAATCTAGTTAGTGAAACAATAGATGATGAAGTTGCAAAAATAAATCAATTACAAGCAGATGCTGATTGTGTAACGCTAAAAATAGGATGTTCTGGTGGATCAGATTTTTTAGATGGTACTGGCAGAATTAGAACAGTAACTTTTTCACAAGGAAATGGGCCTTATTCTGTAAATTATTCTATGGTTATAGCCATAGAAACTATCAATGGCGCCGCTGCTGTAAATCCAGACCAATCATTTTTACAAGATAATTGTTTGTCTGAGGGTGGTCAAAAAATAGAATTTTTACAAAACTATAGCGAAAAACTAAGTCTTATAGGGGAGGCTTCTGCCATATCAAGTGTGGACAATGTATTAGACGCAACAAAATCATATATTAAAATATCTGGTGAAATTAATGTCTCATCATATGGTAGAACTATATGTGGTAAACCATCATATAATCCAACAAAAAACTCTGAAGATATACTCAAAAGAAGAGCTAATAGTTTATTATCTTTAAATGGTTGTAATACTAAAATTTTAGATAAATATAAAGGCTGGAATAAATGGTTAGATACTAAAAAACTTACTATTAATATTGATGGTAGCTTAACATGGTCTTTTGACATGTATCTTAGTCAGGGTGGAGGAAAGCCTTACGCATGGATAGATTTCAATACTGAAGAAAAAATTGATCAAAGAACTACCATGAAAAATAAAGTATTAAGTGGTGTAATCAAAGGATTATCTAAAGCATCTATTAGTGATTATCTAGAAAACAAAGCAACTGCTAACGAAAGAATAGCTAATGCAGATAGGGCTTATAATGCATCGCTTAATATAATATTAAATGGAGATTGGCATCATCATAGTATAGTTTTATACGGAGGTAGCATCGAACCACCAGCAACACCAAAGCCATTTTGTTATCAAAGATTATCTAGTAATGTAAAACGATCTGTGGTGGCTGGCGAAATATCATTTAAATCAGAGTTTGGAGATATCAATTCATGTACCACAACAGGCGTTGGAAATATAGATGTTACAATAGAAGAAACATTTTCAGCTATTAGATACAAAGAATTTATAATCCCTAATTCTGCGAAAGCTATTGTTCAACAAATAGCTCCGTCTACACCCCAAAGGCTCATTATTACAGGCAAGGGAACATTAAATGGTTGTGATAAGAAAAAAATGTCAACATTAGCTAATTGTGTGGATACTGAGGTAAATAGTACGTTCTCGGCATTACCTAATGCTTATTCTCTCATATTATTAAATGAGAAAAAAAATATTATGTCAACCTCATATACTATAACAAAAGAATATGTGTTATGTGAACAAGGAGCCCTAAACAACCTTACTTGCACAACTAATACTAAACCAATATATAAATAAGTATTAATTATGGCTACAATAAACTATAGGAAAGTTGATAATTTATGTAAAAACCAACGCAATGGTTTTATAGAAATAACTCAAATTATATTAATTACACAAGCAGAGAATACTAGTTTTTTTAATAATATAATAGAGTGGAGTGGCGATATTGATGATGATACCATAATTTCTACCGATAATAGATTGATATCTAACTTAAAAAATGGTAATTATGAATTTATTATTCGTAGTTTAATAGATAATTCTATTCTTGGGCCATACACCTTTAATATTGAATCTCCTCCAGAATTAAAAATTACTGGGGTCCAACATAAAGAATATTCATGCAATAATGACGCTAATATTTATATAGAAGTTTCTGGCGGCTCCCCACCATATATTTATGATATTAAAGAGCAAACTCTTGTTTCCTCAGAACCATCAGTAACAATTCGTAATTTATCTGCTGGTTCTTATTCAGTATCTGTTGTCGATAACAATGGATGCTCGGTATCAGGGCCATCTTTTTCAATAGTTAATATAGAAACCAAATATCTAGATCAATTTTCTATACCACCAACTGTATTTGATGGTTATGGTACTTTAAAATTTGATATAACTGGATATGGTCCATTTAGTTTATTATTCACAAATGTTGATGATCAGGGTCTTATATATTTTTTAGATGCGTTTGAAACAAAATATATTACTAATGTGGATACTATAAATAATAGATATTCATATCAAATTACAAATTTACTGATGCCAGGAACCTACTCACTAGCCATCGAGAATATGTATGGATGTACCACAGTTATTGATGATATCATTATACCAAATATTAATCCTCTCTCTGTTTCTTTAAAAATTACGGAAGATATAAAATCTAAATTATATTCACCAACGATAACGCTACCAATTTATGATACTATTCTAATACCATATAAACTTATTAGTAATAATTCTGCTCTTTGGCAGTATATTAAAACATTAAAATTAAAAGATAATATAATAATTAAAATTGATAATAATCCATATGAATTCTTAATAGTACGTAATATGTTAGATAAGTATAGTATTCAAGATAATGAAATTGAAATTCTAAAATTAGGAAATTCATCAGAAGATTGGTTTTATTATTTTTATATCGCTCCCGGACTAAATCCAAACGCTAATCCAAACTTACTAAATAGTATTTTACAAATTTCAAATCCAAAAACCAATGAAGCGTTTGATTTATCTCTAGGATTGTCAGAATTTGGAGATATAAATAATGAAAACGCAAGTCTGGCTAGAGGAAGTTTTATACTTCAAGACAATGTTCATGCTCAATTTACAAACTCTAGTTTTAGAGAAATAACATCATCTAGAATGGATAATGTTTATGTTTCTATTGGAGACAATACAAATAACGAGGATTTTTATCAATTTAAAACCACTAATACAAAAAAACTTGTTTATAAAAATTTATACCAATTGAATTACGTAACCATTCTTAGTTTTTTAGAAAAATTTAATGTTTTAAATCAATATGTTACCACTAGTCAAACTGTTTGTGATAGCAGTCCAGAAGATTCCGCTTATATGTTAAATATTAAAAACTTATTGAGATCAATAAATAAAATTAATAATTTATCAGAAATTTATGTATATAATCTTGATAATGCGACACACACAGGTGGTATAGATATAGTAATAGATGGAAATTCCTCGTATCTTTTACCAGATAGTACAACTATCGATAACAACTATATTGTGAACTTTTATGTACTAGATAATAAGTCTAATTCAATAAAACCTCTTATGTCAAATAATAAACTTATTGATAGTTCTAGCATAAAAGCATTATCAAATGGATATATTATTATTAGAATTAAAGATAAGTATAACAATATTCCAAATAATATTATATATAATAATTTAAATAAGAACTATGATAATCATTTTACCATATCTAAAAAAATATTACAAGACTATAATAAACTAGTAGTAGATCAATTCTTGTATGGCGATATTTTGGTTTACGTAAGAGCTGCTGGTGAAAATACAACTATTGATGAATATCTTCCACAACCACGACAAATACCAGCTAGTATAACCACTCCTGTAGAAGCATATCAAACAATTAAACAAACAGAGGATGAAACAAATACTGCTAAATTATTGGTCAATATTGATAAACCAATTAAACATACGATATATGGGCCAAAAAACTACAATAAAACCTTTGCTAAAAATACTTTATTTATTAATCTACTACCCGGTGTGTATACAATAATGGGGGATGAGCAGGAATTATTAATAAATAATTTATATCAAAATGAATATAGGATATTAGTGGAAGATAATCTTGATTATTCTATAGATATTATTTTTAATTCTTATCAAGACCAAATATTCATTATGGACAACTAAAATGACCACAACTTGTAAAACTATTAGCTCTGCTTTTGATATGATCTATGCTAATGGTGGAGGTAGGGTTTTTACAGGATCAATTTATTTATTAAATTTCAATATTAATATTGGTATAGGCTCAAATAGTTCAATATTGGATTTAGAATTAGTTGTTGATCCGTGTGGCACAGATGCTGGGGTTGGATTTACTTTACCAGATGTTGGCAGAGCAGTCAAATTCTTTTCTACTACAACAGCATTTGCATTTGGTGGAATAGTTAATAGTGCATCCGTTTCAGAATCTAGTAATGGCTATACATATAAATTTAAAATTATTGATCCAAGAAAAATTTTAGATAATGTTTCTGTTTTACTGAAAGACTACTACTGCAATGATGCTGCTATAGCAACGATGCCGAATTTTATTAATTTTGCGTATTTCCAAGAAGGAGTGACTTGCGCTGTTTGTCCTCCTGGAGAAGATAGTCAAAATTGGCCGCGTGTTCAATCTTGTACTGGTTTTGGAACTTCTGGACCAGGAACCAGTAGTTCACAAAATGGAATATCTTTATTAAAGGTTTTACAAAGATTACAGATAGATTCTGGTGGAAGAATTTTTACAACATCAGGCGCCGACCAGTTGAATTTGGATCTTAGTAGGTTAATAGCTGTTACGCCAGAATGGTCTATAACATCTAGCTCATCGATGACTATTGGAGAAATAATAGATCAAGCATCTAGAGATGCTGCTTGTGATACTTTCACAACTTTAGAAGGCAATACTATCATAATTTGGACAGTTGATAGATCAGTTGCTGTTACAAGCTCCCCAATAACTTATCTTATTCAACAAGCCAAAAGTACTGGAACTTTAATAAATAGCGAAGAAGGAGAGGTTGAACTATACGAAAAAAGCAACAGAATTATTATTGGAGATAATGTAAATTATTTATCTGAGGTTTCATTTAAAAATAATGTTGATATGATGTTAGGATATTTAGAGGACGGTTCTATTGTTAGAGCGCAAGGAACTCCTTTTAAAGGAGTAAAGATAAATACATCGGCTATTAATGCTCTTTTAGGAGGAGGACTAGGAGATAGTTTTGCAATTGACGAGACGGAGATACTAGCAACAAAAACACAAGAAATCTGGTTGCTTTATGGAGCTATTAAGCCAAATAGTTTATCTGCTAGAATTCAAACTATATTAGGAATAAACGCATTGATGAATGAAATGTTAGTTGCTTTTACAACTATAAATAATGCTAATGATGCTGAAACTATCAATCGTAATCTTGCTAACATAAAAGGTATTAATCAAGCACCCGCAGATAAACAGACTGATGATTTATTAAAATTTATCCAATGCTGGAGATGGTTTACTAATTTTATTCAAGAATATTATGGTAAAAAATGGTTTATTCCAATTAATAGTCCTTGTGTTTATCCTGCAAATCCTCCTGAAATTATACAGGGTGAGGGTGGTCCGTATCTTTTATCAGACTATCCCACTAGTGATGGATATCCAAGTCCATCTCAACAAAATGGTAATATTTTACAATTAAAAAATAAAGAATTTTTTGAAACAACAGATGGTAAATATAATGGTTTTTTGAGATTTAATTCAAAGGATAAAGTATCTGCTGCAATCAATCGGCAACCAGTGGATTTTACGTTTAGCTCACATACTCTAGATAGTAATAGTCTAAATGAATCTCCAAATATTTTTATAAAAATTAATGGTGCTTTAGAAATTATTAGATATAAAAATAAATCACAAATACTAGTTGAATCTGATATGATTCCTCTTATTAATTCTCCAGATGTTAAGCGTATTCTGACTGCTGCTTTGAGAACATTTGCGGCCCTTTTTCCAGATAAATTAAATCAACTCCAAGATCAAGGAATAAATCCTATTCAGTCTTTAAACATATTTCAACTAACACCAGTTGCTGCTAGACCAGAAGCGGCTTGCGTGCCAATGAAAAGTAATATATATGTTTATGGTCCATGGGGTAGTTCATCTCTGTCTATTGGATCAACAGATGTTGTGGTTGATTCATCATTAAATCCATGGAGTTTTGGAGGTTATTCTGCAATGAATATTGCTGGTGAAGCATTAGCATTGCAAGCAATTAGACCAGTCAATAAGGAATTTTCTGGATCTGTTACTATAGCAGAACCACCAGGATGGAATATACAATATTTTATACAAAACTATGCTATGATTCTTGATAGCATGAATGTTGTTTATGGCGCTCAAGGATCAACGACAACATATTCATTTAAAACACATATTCCGAAATTTGGTCAGTATGGACAAGCTGTTTCTGCAACTTTACAACAGATGAATAAAGATAGATCATCTTCTATTAAACTATTTAAAGAGAATAGGAAAAAATCTAGAAATGAAATTAATAGTATTTTAAATGACTTTGAAAAAAGGAAATATGAAAGAAATCCTTTCAAAAAAGATCCTAATGAAGCAGCAGATAACAAAAACAGTCCATCAGTATTATTAATTGGTGGCTTTTTCGATACCGTATCTAAAAATAATTCTTCATCAGGCTCAGGTCAGTCAGAATCTGTTGCAACGGCAGTAGAGTCATTAACTTGTGAAGAATTAAAATCATATACACAATCTTCTGGTTCGACTGGCACAGAGCCTGTAACAGGATCAGGTACAATTAAAAGAACAATTAGTGTTGGACTATATCCTCAGAACGAAGTTGATATGTCATTTTCTAATGAGGCTTTTTGGAACATAGGATCAATTTCTATAGATGGTTTATTTAGTCCAGTATCTATTGATGGAAGACATGATAGGCTTAGTAGATTTTCAGAATATACAGCAAAGAACACGATATCTTCGGTCACTAATAAAACACCAATACATAGATCACGACCAGTAATGCCACCAATTACTACAAATAAATTAAATATTCATCAAGAGTATATAAATCCAATAACATCCTATGCCTTATTAAGCAAATGGGACGATAGAAAAGGATCATCAACAAAAGGTTTTAATATTTTATTTCTTACTTACGGAGATAAAATTCAAGAAATTTTTGGAACAGATGAAAAAAGACAGGCTGAAACAGACTTTGGCTTTTTGGGTCTAAGAGGACCACTTGTATTACAATCATGGGGCTATGACACAGAAGGTAAACCTATTCCTAATGCTGTAGACTCTCCTTCAGACACAGAGAGTGGCAAATTTAAAAGACACGGAACAAAAAATAAGTTTATGTCAAATTGGTTGTCTAATCCTAAAACATGGCCTGTTGGCCCAATAGATTTAAGATGGGATAGAGATAGGGGCGTATGGGTATCTCCTCCCTCTGAAAGAATTCTTGTCGCACAATTAATAGAAGAATTATCGCCTTATAAATCTGCGAAAGCTATTTTGTTAAATCCTTCAGCAGATAGTAAACTATATTATGATGATTATCCAATCTACGGGGATAATGGAGAAAATTTGGGTACATCCCTTAAATCTGTACAAATTACTATATATGATTATTTGGGGCGCAGTATCTGTAAAGGTTCAAGAGTTTATGCTTATTATGAAGATAAGAGATATATCGTGCTTGAGTCTAATATAGGTTCGTCATCAGATAACAGTTGTTGCTCATCAGAATCCTCCTCATCAGAATCTTCCTCTTCAGAATCAGAATCTGAATGCCCAAACGATGATTGCGGATTATCTAGTTGTTTTACATCTCTGGGTACAGCACCAGGATTAATTGGTCTAAATGAAAGTAATTGCTTAACATTGTATCCGTTTACTGAATGTGAAGAAACATCAGAATCAGATTTTTGCGCAAAGATCGACGAGTGTGGTGGTGGTGGCACAGACGGCGGCAGTCCGTAATATAGTTATATATTTTCCACATCAATATAACTATCTAAATAATTTACCAGTTCAGTTTTTACTGATGGCCATGGTAACAAAGAGCCTTTGTCTATATGCAACCATATATCATCGATTTTTTCACAAGTATTAGCCACTGCTAATTCTTTGATTTTTTCATCCCATTTTTCATAACACTGATAGATATTTTCTACCTTAATAATTGGCATTATTATCCTATTAGATAGATCTTTTGAAAAGCATCCTCTCCATATAAATATCATTTTACAATAAAGTGGTACATAAACATTACTACTATATTTTTCATTTAAAGATATTTTTTCCATTAATCTTAAATCATCGTCTATATAAAGATTTAAAGCATTGTCTAACCTATCTGAAACACCCAAAGCAATATTAAAACCAGCAGATCTCATGCCTTTACGCATAAGATTACTTTCAATATAATTATCAAAAATAGGATCGACTAATTCTGATTTTTTATTTTCATCACATATTAATGTAATATTTATATCTTCTACTATATTTTTTCTTAAATATTTTGCGGCCCCTACAGATAATATTTTACTATTATGAGTACCAATATATGCGTTTATCATGAATTCTCCTTAAGGAACAGTAAACCCCAGCGTTCCTGTAACACTATCATCACAGCTAAAGATGTTAAATGTTTTATTATTTAAATTACCACCAGTATTACAATTTGGTTCTTTTGCTCGCCCCAATATGGCTCTAGCTAGTGTCAGATTTGGATAAAAGCCAAAGTATATATCTACATATGCGCCAACATCAACCTCTAATACTTCACCACAAGGTATATATGTTGCACAAACAAGAGAAGCATATATCCCTAACTCTGGATTATACCAAACATCACCATTTCCTTGAAGAGTATAGTTTCCCATGGTGCTTGTTATTGTTAATATATAATTATCAAATATACTCCACCCATAACAAAATCCAGTGCAATTAGGAGCAGTACCACAACAACATGAATTACTTGTTGCTATTTTGCCATCCCTCAATACAATTTTACCACCTTGAGAATAAACATTTACCATATTTATTTAGCGTCTTTATTCCACTTGTGCCATCCTTTGTTTGGTAAATAGTTTCCATCATCATCTTTACGCTTGGGAAACAGAGTACCGCCTTTTTTATGTTGACCAAATGCTAATATAGCTCCACAGTCAGCACAACGCAATTCATAATAGTCATTGCCTTCAACATTACGAACAACAAATCTAAGATTGGTACTACCGCACAAACCGCACTTGTCTTCAGCAAAAATTTCTTGAATTAACGCTAATTCTTTGAAAATTTCTTTTTGGCCAGCACCCTCTAATTCAAACTCTAATTTATCACCAACCTTATATTTGACTTTCATAATCGACTCCTATTTCCAGTTAGCGTCATACCCCTTGATATTTTCTGAGATTGTGGAAATATCCTGTTGATATGACGACAATGATTTAATAATATTAATAGCATCACTATGCTCTATATTATAAACATTTTTTTCGGTATAGCCAAAACTTTCTAACATATTATTAACATTTATATCTAATCTTTTACTAATTAGATCGATAAAATTAATCTGATTACTGCTTATTTTATTAACACTATTAGCATCAGGATGGTCATCAATATCTTTGGCCAATTCCTCAGCAGCCACCACCTTGCGTAATTTTAATGCTCTTCTAAGAGCCCTACCTTCGGCTCGTGTTTCAGCCACAGCCACAGGATGATTTCTATAGATCTTGTCGCAATTACCCCAATAAACGTCTGCTGCGCCACTCACAGACCTGTAATTTAAGTTTTGCTCAGGCGATACGGGTCCATTTAAAACATAAGATAATCTATGAATAACCGTTGCTCTTTTTTCATTATCTGGACTAGGAGACTGAACAACCTCTGACAACGAATCAATTACAACACAATCTAATGCTACTTCAAAAATTCTTCTTAATCCATCTGTAGTTGGATTTCCACTTATTTTTTCATCATCGGATAATAAGCTTAATACGTAGTCTGTCCACTCTATATCATTGGGAGTAACAGATTTATTAGTTACCTCAACAGACACTGTTTCATTAATGGTTTCTGTGTTTCCAACATCTTTTTTGGGTCTAGCCATCATATTATCTATCTCCTATTTCTATTATCCTATTATTTATATCCGGAAATTTAGATTTTATCTTTGATAATTCTTCAATAAGTTCAGAATAAATTACCGCTGCACGAGCAACAGAAAAGTCCCTTGTCTGCTTAATTCTAATCAGAACGCTACCTTTGCCAAGAATTAGTCCTGTTTTCTTGTTGTCGTATTTGATATTTCTATTCAGCACATCTTCTCCCCACACTGGTAAAAAATGTGATGGCCCATCAATCTCTATAGCGGTATTTAAGGTCGGTATGAATAAATCAATTTGTAGTTTCGTATTAGATAAAATTTGCTCTTTATGAAAGTCTACTTTGTATCCATCCTTTAGTAAATGGTTTAAAATAAACTTCTCCAATTTTGATCCTGTCTTACTAGTCTGCCTTACTGCTTTATTAGCATTGCTAATCATTAAATCCTTCTGGTCCTGAGACATACTATCCCATTGCTGTTTAGCTTTCTTTTTTCTATTAGATAATTCTTTGTCTGTTAATGAGTCCCAGCTATTCATTACTCCAGTGCCAATTTTTTGTTTAGTCTCAGAGTCTCTTTTTGTGCCTTTTGTTGGATGTTTACACGAACCGTTTGATAAAGCATTTTTTTGTGCTTCGCTCTTATCTCTAATAGGAATATTAAACTTTTTAGCATCTCTACGAATTTTATTCGCATATGTATTTAATTCGTCGGCTATTTGCTGAAAAGACTTTCTATTTATTGTATATAATTTATTTATAATATTTTCTTTTTCAGAATCTTTCATTTTATCATAGTGCATATATTTTTTCCATATCTGTTATTGAATCTATAATTTGTATATTTTTAGCAGCATAGTCTGTGGTGGGTTCTGTGTTTTCTTTTAGTATAAAATATCTATTATTTGAAAATGCTTCAAGTAACCAAAAATCTTCTTGACCTTTTATTATCACATTATTAGATGAGCAGGCCAAGTACATAGTATGAAATACAGGTATAAAAATATTTGATTTTAACTCATTGCTATCTGAATAAAAAGCATACTGATACTTATGTAGCGAATCCTGACTATGAACAATATTCAACAATTGAATAACTCTAGGATCCTTTAAAATATCATCGTTTAGTAAGTTTGAATATATGGAAATATTAATTGGTAATTTTTTTGATGAAAGTGTTGATGTCATTTTTTTGTCTCATTTGTGTAAAATATAAAAAATCTTTACTATTTATAGAACTAGACTTAACTAACGATCCACTACTAATAAGCATGTTCAAAATTTCGAAATATAACAAATTAAAGCGCCGATACTCTATATTATCTAGTATTTTTTGTTTGTCTATTGACGATATAGAAAAGATATTACAGAATTTATTGTCTGGTAAATCTAAAAATATATGCTCCACATAATTATCCTTTATGATGCATCCTATTTTTAATTGTTGATTTTTCTTATCGTTAACATATAAAACTGATGATTCTACACTAGAAGATATATTATTTAATATTTTTGGTTTAAACAAACATCCATAATCCATAAAGATTAACTTATTATATTTTGCCTTTGAACAAGCCACATATATTGGATTAGATCCTACAGAAGAGAATATCTTTATATCTGGATCTATAATTTTTTGAATTCTACATAGATCAAAATTACATATTAGTAAGATTTCATAGTTTTTATTTTTGCTGTTTGATCGTATCCATTCAAATTGGTGTTGGAATAATTTTTTTTTATTAAACTCCAATAAACCCTTTGAGCCGTAAGATTTCATCCCTTTATCTGGATTACATGCTAATATTATATAAGTGATATTATTCATTTTTTAAGCATTCTATATAGTATTGTACTCCATTTAAAAACTTAATTTTATTAACAGTTATGTTACTAAATGAATCAATAAGTTTGCGAGTGTCGTTTAACGACATTATATTTTTTTTATTTAACCCAAACAGAATTGAGCGAAAAATATTAGAATCTATTTGACTATCTAAAACAGCCAAACACAAAGACTTTAGATCTGTACCTTGAATATGTATTTTTCCATCAACCACAACTTTCTCGGTTATTGTTTTAAAAATTTCATAAATATCAACATAATTGATATATTCAAGCAAATCGTATATTAATACCTCAGAGATTGAATTATCTTTTAATTTATTTAACTTGCTTATTTCATAAAATTCAAAATCATTAACCTCAATTTGAGGCTTATTTATATGAATATAATATTTTTTATATTTTGTTTTATTTTTCATTTTATGTTATTGTTATATTAGTTTTAGATAGTTGGAAAATTAGATTTCTCCATATTTCTTTATTGCTTATATCTAAATCATTAAAAGATATGATATTATCATGAATTGAGCCCCAAGATGCCGCAATTTGCTCTGACAAAGCAACAGAATAAACTTGTTTAATTAAAAAAGAAGTATTAATTTCATCCTTGATATGACTAGATTTGATTTCATGATCTACTATTAATATAGGACAACATAGAAATTTTGCAAGTTCTAGGGATCTTTCTAAATGAGTAAGCCGATTATTGCATAAAATCAAAGTAATATCATTAATTCCATAGTATGTTTCATTTAGGTCTAATAAGTTGCAAGGAGAACAAGTGTCTTGAATAAATTTTTTAAACAATATATTATCACAAGGAGTCCATGCTATATTAATAGTATCTCCAATATCAGTAAACTCTCTATGTACTATTGATGATATCATATATTAATTAATGTTTTAGATATTGATTCTATAGAAAAATTATTTAGTCTATCATTTTGTTTTTCTACTCTTTTTTCACGATTTTCTTTAGATTCATTTCTTGCCGTGTTCATATTTACAATTAAACTATCAATTTCTGGCTTGTGCCAAGACTGATGATAAGAATTATATATATGGTATAGTCTTGATGAATCTTCGCAACTTCTTTTGTAGACATTATTAAATAAGCCACAATCTTCATCAATAATCTCAGAGCTGCCAATATGATCGTTTACGATAAGTTGATTATTAAAAGCCATAGCTTCTAAAGTAGAATAACCAAAACTTTCGCCGCTAGATACATTTATAAAACAGTCATTATTATTGTGTAGATAAAGCATTGAATGGTAGTCTATATCTCCAAATACTATGCGGGGGCGCTTCTCATAGTTTTTCTTGATTCGTGAATATATTTTATTTAATTCATACTCAATTTCTTGATCAGTAGCTACTCTTTCCTGATTGCTAATAATTTTTAAAACTAAATCAACATTATCATCGGTATCGTATGCTACAACAAAAGCTTTTACAATCTCATATAGATTTTTTCTTTCTGATAGATCCCCAATAGCATAAAAAGAATAGTTATTTTTAATAGATCTAGCATTATTATCTCTATATTTTTTAATAAATTCTAAATCTATAGGCTCTGGCACAACCTTAATTGGTTTGTCAAAATTAATAGAAGACAAAGTTTTATGTACGAAATTACTCCCCACAATAATTTCATCCATCATATTGATATAATTACTAAGATTAGAATAATAATTATTAGATTCTAAATGTATAATACCAATATTTTTTTGAAAACGATTATCGTAATACAGTTGGTGTGGATAGCAGTGTTGAATTAGAATATCATATGGCTTAGAAATATTAGATTCTAGTTCTAGTATTTCATAATCAATATCTTTTTCTGGATATGCCTTAAATATATTGTATATTGGACGAATACCAATATTGTGTCCAGCAACTAACAATGCTTTGATATACTGTCTGGCAGCATTACCCATTCCTGTAAATTCACGATACGGACCTATATATAGAATATTACTCATTGAGATAAAAAGTCATCAGAAAGAATAGTTTGCCCCGACCTAATTTGTTCACATGACATTTTACTATTCATATACATTTCTAGTGGCTTTAGTGCTTCTTGTCTTTTTTTAATTACCAAGTCTTGACTAAGACCAAAACACGATTCGTCTAAATTTTTTATTATAGATTGTGCAAAATGTGTATTTTTTAACTTTGGTTCCATAAGAATATTATCAATAACAAAATTAATAAAACTACGATTTGGTAGTGAAATAGGAGCACTTAAGGAAGTGTTAAATTGTAAAGGCTCATGCCATATGTTTTTTGGTTCCAAACTATCAAATACTTTCATTAAATTATTAGCAGTTATATCCCAGCTATAATTATCAACTAATAATTCTCTTGTTCTTTTAGATATTTTTTTCTTTTCTAGAGTTGATTTATCCATCCATTTTAAAATTTCTGCAATTAGATGATCATTGTCTGGTGTTGCTCTATCAGAACCCGTCTCCAATTCTTTACTTAATAAATAGCGGAGTTTTACTCCATCTACTTTAGAGGTAATTTCTTCCATTCCACTATAATTAACAGAAAATAATGGTATTCCACAAGCCGCTGCCTCTAACTGTGGTATGCCCAAACCTTCGCAAATTGCATACTGAACATAAATATCAAATAAATTATAAATTTCACATAGTTGGTCGTTGTTTACGCCATTTACCACATTAGGAAATATATAAGTTTCGTTCTTGTCGTTTGCAAAAATTGCTCCTTTGAATGGAGAAACTAGAATATTCTTAGATTGTGGATTATAATAGGTAAATAAAACATTGTTATATACCCCATATTCTTGTAGTAATTGCGGTATGTCCCATCCAGCAGGTTCTGGAAAAGACGTATGTAGATACAAATATATATTTTTATTACTAGATATGGATAATAATTTTTTAAGACTTGAGAATAATTCTGCTATTAATTTGCGTTTCTGATTTCTCATAACAGAACCAATAACAACAGAATTTGATGGTATATTATACCTAGTCTTATGAAAGTTTTTTGTCCAATTTACGGGCTTAAAAGTGTCTGGATCAACAGAATCAGACACACAACCGCCAACATTTATTTTTCTATTTAATGATCTCAAATAATCGCCAGCCCAGTCTGTATGAGTAAGAACAACATCTGCGTTTTCAAAAGTTTTCAACCACTCTGTTCTTTGAGGTATAGAGTCTACAGTAGGAGCAATTACCCAATGAAAATATTTTCTAAACGCAGACATCTCTTGATAAGCAAACATCCAATAATCTCTAATATCAAAAACAATATCTGGCTTGAAATGAGATACCACTTTATCGAAACGCCATAAACCAAATTGATTAAGTGGATTTTTTTTGTAGTTCTCGGCTTCCGGATGAGAGTCATCTACAGCATTTGCATAAACTTTCCACGGTACTGTTTTTGTTTTACCATAGTTAAAATAAGAAGCAAATTCTGCGATCTCATAATTAGGATTATTATATAATCTTTGTAGTATTTCCTTGGTATATCTACCAAATCCAGAATTTATATCATGTGCTTCTGCACACATTAATATTCGTTTTTTTTTCATATAATTTTACAAAAAAGGGGCGTTGTCGCCCCTAGTTTGTGTTAATGGTTGTGTGATTAATTATCTTAGAAAGAAACGCTTTCTTCTGAAACTTCCTTTTTCTTAAGCTTTGTGATCTTAGAAAAATTATTAACTCTTACCTTTAGTGTGGAATGTTTGACACCATCCTTTTCCCAAGAATCATTACGAAGACTTCCTTCAACCATAACCAAATCACCCTTCCTAAAGGATTCTCCGATTATCTCTGCTCCACTATCCCATGCTTCACATAGAAGATAAGATACGATTTTATCCTTGGTTCCATTAGCTCTGGTAAAATCTCTAGAAACAGCAACAGTAAAAGAAACAACAGATGTTTGCTTTTCTCCACTATTAACTGTTCTTAGCTCTGGGTCTCTTGTCAAATTTCCTCGTAGTAAAACAATATTCATTTCAAAACTCCTTAAGTTGCTAAAAGAAGAAACACATTCTACTTTATTATACAGATTGTGGTCTGAGTGTCAAGCTATACAACAAAGATTTTTTTTATGATCACAGAACTATCCTTTTTTGACTTCTGTCCATTAAACATCAATACTCTACCAGCCTGTAATAATGCTTTATTCTCGGCAAATTCTTCTGGAAATAATACACAATCTAGACTGCCATAAGAGTCTGATATTTGTATAAAACACATTTCTTTTCCAGGAGATCTTCCACGCTTAGTTACAATAATATTAACAGATTGAATTTCTGCTATAATAAAAAACTGTTTAGTATCTGGAAAATTACGAATATCTTTACAATCAGTATTTGCGTATGATGAATCATAAGAATCTGTTTTAGTACAGGTTATTGGAGCACCCAGTAATTCTCTTTCGTTATCAGATATCCATTCTGGACTATCTACAAGAGAATATGGTGGTTCTGATAGTTGATTAACTATACTTAGGACTTTTTGCTGTCTATTCTTAGAAATTTTGGTATTAGCGATTAACTGCCTTATTAACTCAATGATTTGTAATTTTGGATTATCTTTGATTAATTTAATTGTATTTTCAGTTTCTTTTTTTGTCAGTTCGCAGACCAGATTAAACTCATATAGCATTTGATTTCTTGAGACTTTTAAGTAATCTAACGCACCAGACTGAATCAATGCTTTGGCTGCTGTCGAATTAATATTTAATAATATATAAAATAATGTTTCGCTCCAAGTGTATTTAATTAAATCTATATCGGCAATAATTCCATATAATTTATCAAACACAGATTGACCAACACCCTTGATATTAGTTAATCCAAAATATATCTTTTTATTTTGAATTTTAAAATCTTTATTTTTAAGCACCATAGTGGGACAAAAAATATCTATATCCATAGACTTAGCATTAATGATCAATTCAAGAATTTCTTCTTGAGGATCTATTTTATCTTTGGCTAGTCTAAGATATGATAAGAAAAAGATAGTAGGAAAATGAGCCTTAGCATGAGCGGACATAAAGGCATTTACAGCATAACTAACAGCATGGCTTTTATTAAATGAATACCTTTGACTTTTTTCTATCCAACCAAACAACTGCTCCGCTTCATTATTAGTAACCTTGCCAAGATTATTGCATCCGCTAATGAATTTATTTTTGATTTTGGCCATTTCTTCTGGTTTTTTCTTACCAATAGCTTTTCTTAACATATCAGCTTCTTGTAGATCAAATCCAGCAACCACTTTGGCAATTTCCATAGCCTGTTCTTGATAAATCATTTCTCCATAAGTAGCCTTTAAACATGGCTCTAATGTAGGATGAAAATAATCAAGACTTTCTTGACCATTCTTTTTGTCTATATAATGATTACTAACACTTTTACCTTCTCTAAAAGCTTCTAGAGAACCCGGTCTCATGATACTAATTAGCGCGGCTAATTGCTCAATATTTTCGGGCTTAAGTTTTTTAGCCATACTCTGCCCTAACCTAGACTCTAATTGAAAAACACCTTTAGTGTTTCCTTCAGAAATCATATCCCAAGTTTTTGGGCAATCAAACTTTATTTTATTTATATCATAATCAATATGTAATTTACTATCACTATTACTATTGAATTCACAACCGCAATTAAACTTAATCGTCATTCAAAAAAGATCCTTTAAATGAAATTTTTGGACATAATTTCCTGTGCAATCTCATAAACCTAGTTAGTATCATAGCACAGTCTTTAACGTCTTTCAAGGCATCGTGAGCACCATCTTTTGAAATACCAAGATATTCTCTAACAGTATCCAAAGAATAACTTTTTAGATCCGAACTTTCAAACCAATAAAAAACTAAATTCATAATATCAAGAACATCTCTTGGATAAAACAGAGATGATGTTTTTTCTTTTGGTTCAATAGTCTTGTATTTCTGGCTTAGTCTATTGATAATTTTTAAATCAAATCTATTAATATTATATCCAGCAGCTATAGGTGCTGTAAATATATTTTTTTTCTTTCTACCAAAGCAATGATACTTGTCTAAATATGAAATAAAAGAATTCCATGCTATTTGTTGAGAAGGATATTGTCTCCACTCTTTATAAATATCTTCTTGACTACATCCTTTCACTCTAGAATGAAAATCTATAATATCAGTTTCATAAATATAGTCGGGATTTTTTTCTATTACTTCTGGCTTACAATGAACATTAAATTCTGATCCATCAATTATTTCTAACTTGACAGGATCAATCATGATTGCGGCTAATTGAACAGGACTACATGATTCTGGATCAGAGCCATCAGTTTCAAAATCAAAAACACAAATTTTTTTAGTTAACATAAATAATTAGGATTGTACCTCTTCAACTTCATCTTCTGGTGATATTTTTGCCTTTTGTTTTGTTTCCCAATTTTGACAATTAGCAGTTGTCTTACAGCAGTTTGCTTTTTCTGCTGGGATTTTAACATAAATAGTGCCATTATGTTTGAACTTAGCATTTATCTGCAATTCATGAAATTTCATCTGTAACTCCTTCTTTAAGATATTTAGAAATATACATAATTTTATCCAGCATCGCAACACCTAGAATATCAAATTTAACAATTCCAATACTTTCTAAGTCTTCCATTTCCATACCAGCAATTTTTGTTTTTGTTTTTGTGTCATAAATAGTTGGGCAAATTGTTGACAAATCTGTATCTGCTATAACTACCCCAGCGGCATGTTTAGATTGGTTAACTTTAGTACCCTCTAATCTTATAGCCTGCTCAAATCTTTTTGCAAGTGGTCCTTGTAATTCATTATTTTCGTCAATATGACACCAATCTTTGAGTTTTTCTCCTTGGTTTTCTAAAGCCCATCTTATGATAGAGGCTTCGCCGTATTCGTCCTTCATTTCTTGCAACTCGTCTGCTATTTTAGCTTCGTCTGGTATATTTTTGGTAATTCTATTCATTTCCTCAAAAGATATGTTACCATAAACTCTGAGAACATCCTTTATAGCACCACGACCCTTAATCGTATTAAAAGTAACCATCTGAGAAACCTGATTATTACCATACTTATTTTTAATATACGTAATAATGTCTTCTCTTTTTTCTATTGGTACATCAACATCAATATCTGGCATACTAACTCTATCTTTTGTATTACGACCAGAATTATAAAATCTATCAAACAATAAACTGTATTTTATAGGATCAATATTAGTTATACCTATTAGATATGAAACTAAACAACCAGCAGCAGATCCTCTTCCTGGTCCGGGTAGCCAGTCGTTCATTTTAACATGGTTCACGATATCTTGCACAATCAAGAAATAACTACTAAGACCAGCCCCCTGTAAAATATCTAATTCATATTTAATACGATCTATATATTCTTGTTGATTTTGCTTATCTATATTATTGGCTATCTTATCTCTCCAGCCATCTCTACATAATTGTCTTAAGAACTCATCTGGGTTTGGTTTACAATCAAATGGCGGTAATCTTGGTCTACTATTTATATCGTAAGACTCGCACATATTAGAAACCAACTGTGTATTTTCAATTTCTTCTTCTGTGTGAAGATTGTTAATCTCTTCTTGTGATAGTATATGAAAATTATCTGATAAGAAAAAACAGTCCATTGGCACCGGCTGGTTCATATTGATCTTGCGACTAATTTCAGGCATGGTTGTTTTTAGATTATTACACAAAAGTATTCTTTGATCAGAGGCATCTTCTTTTCTAACATAATGAGCATCTGGAGTACAAATAATTTTAGTGTCTGTTATTCTACCAAGCTCTCTGATACAACCAGTCAATTCTTTTTGTATGGGTGTGTTTATATGATCCATCATTTGGGATTCTAGAAAAATATTATTTTTACCAAAAATATCTCTTAATTGACCAATAATTTTTTCTCCTTGGTTTTTCCAGTCTGAGATTATTTGTCCATTATCTATTATATTATCTGCAATTAACGATCCTAGATGTCCACAAATTCCAATCAAATTGCCGTCGCAGAACCTCCCTAGATTTTCCAGATCAAGTCTGGGCTTGTGATAATAAAAATCTGGACGGTTAGACTCTGAAACTAAACCAATGAGTTTTCTCCATCCTTCAAGGTTTTTGGCCAATACCAAAAAATGTGTTAAATGTCTATTTTCTTTACTTTGAATATTTGGACTATCTTTACAGAGATAAATCTCACAACCTAAAATTGGCTTAATTCCAACCTTAGTCATCTCTTTGTGAAATTTAATAGCTCCGGCTATTGAACCGTGATCTGTTAACGCACATGCAGTTGCTCCAATTTCTTGACAACGATCTGCTATTTGAGACGGCTTAGATAAGCCATCTAGCAAAGAATACATTGAGTGACAATGTAAAGGATTATAATTTTTCATTCTGTGCTACCGGGTGCCTTATATTTTCCAAATGAGTGGTTATGATATCTATATTCTTTAATAACTTCGTTCATTCCTTTTAGTTCTATATCATGCTTAACTTGTTCACACTTTGTCATGATTGAATCTTTTTTACAATGTTGATTGTCTCTATATTCAATAGTTGGTGTGATGTGGGTGTCAGCGAAACTTGTTTTTCCGAAGTGACATAGTTTACTACACATCCATGTTTGATGCAACCTTGGTTTTTTAGTTTGTTTTATTATTTCAAATTTCTTTCTTAGCATTTCTTCTGTTCTTAGCAAGTCGCTCTTATCAAATAATATTGAGAACGCACCACCATCGTTAATAAAATATATGGTTAGTATGATATGTTCGTATTCTGGAAATAAACGACTTATAGCATAATAATAAATCATTAACTGAGGATCGTTTTGTAACTTCTCTGGTGTTTTTTCTTGTCCTGTGGCCCAATCTAATCTTTTTCCGGTTTTCCAATCTATCACTTCTATAGTATTGTTATCTATTTTAGTAACAAGGTCAATAGTGCCTTTAAGACCAAGGTATCCTTCTAGCAGACCATCTGGTGAATCATAACTATACTTTGCCCAAGGTTTTTCGATTAGTATATCGAAGTGTTGTTCTGGACATAATATGTCTCTATTTCTTGGATCAAACATTCGATTATTATATTCTATAGCTTTGTAAACCCATGATTTACAATCTTTAAAATCTTTATCGGACCACTTATGATGATTAAAATTAGTTGTATAAAATTTATATGTTAATTCAATGATATTGTCTAAATTATAGTTATTTGTACTAACTTTACCAATTAAATCATCTTCAAACTCTGGTATACCATCTTGAATATTCTTTTTTATAATTGCTAAAATTTCTAATACTTTATGACAAATAGTCCCTTTGTCGGCCTTTTGATTTGACGGACCTCTCCATCCTAGCACATACTCAAAAAAATATTGCTGCTCGCACATATTATGAGTATTAAAAGAACTACTGCGAAAATAAGTAATTATAATGGTAAAATTCCTTTACTTTGGAGATAGCCTATAATAAACGATTTTTGTTCATCTATAGTCATTGTTGCATTATGTAATATAAAATCAAAATTTTTCCAATCATAGACCATGGGTTCCAAAGCATTTTCGCTAGGATGATCAGAATTAAATGGTTTGCGTGTTAATCTAATAACAATACCACCGGCTTTCTTAACAGCATCAACTTCATTTGGGAATCTACAATCTGCGATTATTGCTAATGGTGGTTTTTCTTTATTAATTTTTAGTATTGTTGCACCAGCCCAAACGTCCTGTTGCATTTTCCTAAATATATCTGTGCCAACAAATTGCATGACTTCTCTAGCGGTTAGTTGAACACCTTGCCAATAATTATTTGTTAATTGGTTTTTATCCTCGTCTGATCCATAGCACTGTTCATATGTTAATCCAAGAATATTCATGCAAACATCTTTTTTTAGGGGATCTGCAAAATTATATATTTTTGAGGAATTGAATGGTTCAAAAGATCCATTAAAATAAGCAGCAACAGCCTCGGAGCATGTGGTTTTGCCAGATTGTTTGGTCCCAGCAAAAGCTATAATTTTTGTCATATATATTTCTTAATTTGTTGATTAATTTCCTCTATGGACATCTCAGCAACATCTGCCTTATCTATATTTAAATTTATAATATTGTATGTGTTTTTACACTTATGATTAATTGTCGTGGCTGCTTTTCTTCCGGCATCATCATTATCCATTAATACTATTATAGTCATAGCGCCAGATCCATCTAACATTATTTTTTGTCTATCGCTTAAGTTTGAACCAAAAAGAGCAACAGAATTATGAATTCCAGCTTCTTCTAGTTTCCAAACATTACCTGGACTTTCAACAAGAATAACTTTTGCCAATTGTAGAATATGTTCTTTTGCGAACCAAAAATTATATAAATGATTTTGGCTTTTAAAGTCTTTATTATGTTTCCACTTAGGATATTTCCATAACTCTTCACTATTTGGACAACTCCTCTGTTTATCATGATAATGTTTACAAACTTCGCACTTATCAAAAATACTTCTACCTGTACATCCAACTAAATATTTGTGATTATTATCATATACTGGAGCAACAGCTCTGTTATACATTTCTTTATCTTGCTTATTGCATAGCCCAACATCGTATCTATTTAAGATTTCCTTATCGAAACCTCTGTCAATAAAATAATCGGATGGAATAATTAATGATTGTCTAATACTAGATCTATTAATTTTTTGTTTAATATTATTAGATGATTCCTCAGTTATATTTTTAACAATATTTGAAAATGTTTTTTTCTCTATTTCTGTTTTTGATATTTTTATATTAGATAAATTATCCCCTAAGAAGTTTTGTATAAATTCTATTGTTTCTTTAAAAGTAGCCGTTTTATCTCCATCTTTTTGCCAATTATATTTTTTAGTAGATAATACGCCTCTAATAAAACCAATAATAGATCCCTTAAATATTTTATCACACTGGTGTGTTCTACACTTCCAGTTGCCTCTATAAGAGTCTCCTGTTGGATAGAGATTGAACGCTGTTTTGTTATCTCCATTATGTATAGGGCATTCTCCAACATACATTTTACCATTATCATTAATTTCTGTTAGGTCTAAAGTTTCTAACAGCCTATCGATATTATCACATAAATTATCGCATATAACTTTTAATTGATGTTGATTATACGAAGGGGATGTTTTTGTCATTTGAGTTGTCATCTAAAATAAATCCATTACTTGTGTTTTGTTGGTTAATATTATTAGCAATTTCTAGTTTAGTTCGTCCTTCGGTAATTTTTGCACACCAGCCCTTCATGTGACAATTAATATAGTCGTTATCATCAAGACCACCACCATGACGGCTTATCACTGGAATTAATTTTCTATTACCCTCATTAGGACCATCTTCTGCAATTTCTTCATCAGACTTTCTTTTGAAAATGGTAAAATTACTACATAGCCAAATAATTCTGTCCGAGCCGCTTGCTGTATCTGTGCTTTCTTTAGTAATACCATCTCTATTTAATTGGACAAAAGCCACAACCGGTACTTTATATCTAGTTGCAAAATTATGTAATGAGGTCATCATGAAGCCTAGAACTTGATACTCTTTAAGATCTTGACTCATTCCAGAACTATCCATAAGCTTCAAATAATCATAAAAAATAACACATGGCTTTGCTGTTCCATCATCCTCAAGACCAACTTCTTTCACAATCCATCTACGCATTAAAGCCAATTGCTCCTCAAAAGGCTTTCCAGCAATAGACTTATAAAATAATTTTGTATTTAATAGTTCTTTTACAGCATTTTCAATCTTCTTTTTCTTGTCTTGAGAATTTGCAAATTTACCAGTTTCTATATTATTGATTTCTGTTTCCGTTATCATTGCTAAAATACGATTAATATGATCGTCTTTAGTCATTTCTGTATCCATATTCAATACAGGTATTTTTAATTTATTTGCAATATAAAATCCCATATTATCAACCAATAATGTTTTTCCGGTTTTAGGTCTGGCGGCAATAACATTAACTGTGCTTCTTCTTAAACCACCACCAATAGCCTGATCATAAACAGGAAATCCCGTAGGAATACCAACTTGATCAATTGGATTATCAATTAAATTTTGAATATATGCTTCTAAATCATTACCTATACACACAGGATTATTATCTGTATCATTAATTAATGATGTAAAATCAAATACTGTGTCTTCAGCAATTGATATTATACTTGTTACTGGTTCGCTACCAGTTACATCTAATAATTTTTCTTTAGCTTTATCTAGTTGCTCATACAGTAATCTTGCTATTTGTAATTTTCTAATTTTAGCAGCGAACTTGGGAATGTTCTCTATATTAACAGGAAAATCAATAATAGCCTTTAAATGTTGAGCCTCTTCTTTTCTTGATAATACATGAGACACTCCAAGGTCTTGAGCAACAGAATAAATTGATGCTATATCTATAGATTTAGATTGATTCTTTTCGCAAATCTCTTTGATGCACTTAAATATGATACCATTACTATCAACGGTAAACGATGACTCTTGTAGAATATCTGCTATATCAAGATAAACTTCTTCGCCAAATTTACAGATACCAGACAATACGGCTCTTTCTGCCGACGGGTCAGCCAAAATCATTAAATCAACCTCCTGAGCTTGATGAACACTTATTACATCTATATCTATCAGCAGAGTCTGGCAAGATTGCTGGATTTATTTCTTCTTGCTTACCACAAGATCTGCATTTGACTTCTATTGGCTGATATTGTCTATTTCTTGGTGTTGGCGGATACCTTGATAACTTTTTATCAATTTCTATATCGCTTTTAAACATGTTAATTTCTGGCATATTTAAAAATTTATTAGTAGAATTATTAGTTTGTTTTTTTTGTCTTGTTTTAGTTTTTACCTTAGAATTTGGTTTTTCAACGGATTCTTCTTTTGAAGATGTTGTGGATTCTTCTTTGGGTAAAAGAGATTGTAGTGCTTGAATCAATGCTTTAATTTGCTCTGGATTAGTTAGATTATCCATGTTTAACTTTCATTTTTTGAATTGATAGAATAATGTCAGATAAATTTTTTACCGATGCTGATATATAGCTTAATCTGTCCGATCTCTGTTTAGCGTATTTTTTAATCTTATTTAAAGATGATGCCTTCTCGTTATGTTTAATTGCTTGCGTAGATTTTTCTATATATCCATAGCCTTTATAGTTATTAATTTCATCAGCAATAGTTTCTTTCAAAGTCTCTTCTGCCCAGTTATATCTTGCTAATTCTCTATTAATAGTTCTTTGAATATGAAAAGAAAATTGAGCAAGTCTGTAGGATATTTGAGCACAATCTTCTGGTGTTAATTTTTCTATAACATTTCTATCCATTGTTAAATATTGATTTAGTTCTTCTTCTGGTAATACCTTGTTTGCATAAGCCGGCAAGCCTAAAGAAGACTCATATTCATCTAGAACTTTATCCCAATAGTTAACTTGATCAGACGATGTGTTTTTAGTTTGTATTGTCATTTGTAACTATATCCCTCCAAGTTTCAATCTTCTGGTCATATGGCAATACTATATATTTGATTCCGTTGATTTCGCACCATTCCCTTTTTTCTCTGTCTCTCTTTTGAGATTTTAAATAATTAAGTTGATTGCTGTGATAAAAAGGAACAAACTTATAATGTTGCTCTCCATGAACTTCTATGCATATTTTTTTTAAAGGTAGGTAAAAATCTAGATATAATGTTTCATTTTTTCTTAATGGTATTGGAACTTCTTCAAGAAGCTGTAAAGTAGGGTAACTATCTTTTATTACTTGTCTAGCCTCAATATGAAGCGAAGACTTGTGTAATAAATTAGCGTGAGAATAATGTCCAGTAAGTTGCCAGTTTTGAATAAAACCATCTAATGATTTTATTTGCATTTAATACCCATGGTTTCTTTAACAGATAGCTCTAATTTTTTATATTCTTGAGGATTATCAACAAAATATTGTCTAAGTTTTTCCATACCTTGAAATTTTTCTTTATCATAAGTGTACCAAGCGCCGCCCTTATTGATAAGGCCAATATCAACAGCAAAAGTTAATAACTCTGTATGTTTATCTATACCCTCGCCATATCTAATATAAGATGTTATTACCCCACCAGGAGGACCAAGAGCAGAACAAACAACTTGCCATTCTATCTCTTGGCCTATTTGATTACTGTCAGCGCTTAATACCCAAGGCTTAAAAGTTTTAGCTCTGAGTTTAATATCTGTTTGATACGCAATAGCTTGACCGCTCTTCTCTTTAAACTCTGCTCCATATCCCGTTGGATTACCCATCAAATGCGTAATACCAATAACTATATTCTTATTTACTGGAATTACATTTGCTACTTTACGACAAAATTTTGCTAATAGTTTTGCTCCGTCAGCACGTTGCATTTTATCCATATCGCTTGTAATTTCTGCTTCTGTACACAGAGCAGAATAAGAATCTATTATAACTACCGATCCTGGTATTTCATTTATAATTCTTTCTGCTATTTGAAGATATTCTTCAGCATGTAGAATTTTACCCGTTTGAGATCCTATAATATGAAATTTATCTAATTTTAGTCCTGGTATTCCTTCTAAATCTCTCTTTTTTAATCTACCTTCGATATTTAGGTAATACACTTCTCTACCATCTTTAAAAGAGCTGTGAGCATACTCATCTCTTTGTGCTGTAGCAGAAAAATCCAAGGATGTTGTCGTTTTACCACATTTAGGTTGCCCTGTCAACACAACAAAACTACCCTCCGGAATTCCACCATTTAAAACAATATCTAAAGACGGACTAATTGGAATTGTTAATGTTGTCTTATCAACCACCGCATTACCATTCAAAATAATATCAGAGCCAAATTGCTTAGTGATATCCTCTTTTAAACTCATTCTAATTCCTTTAATTTGGATAATATGGATTTATTTTTTAAGTTTTTTGTGTTATAAACTTTATTTTCTGATCGATCAAATTCTTTAGATAAATTTTTATTTTCTAATGCCAAAGCTTTCTCTTCTTTTTCTATGATAGGAATAAGATGAGGAGCACGCAAAGAATAAATTTTCTCTGCTTCTTTAGCTTTTATTGCCCTAATTATCGCTTGTTCATCATATTTTAAAAGCAATTGATTAGCAGTGGCAATTTGATTCCTGTAGTATGCAGACCATTCTTTATTAGTCCAAAATCTATAATGTAGGTCCTTTTTTTCTTTCTTAGCTTTATTTTCACAAATAATTTCTGTTATATATTGAGCACATGATACGTGTTTACCATTGGAGTATTTTGAAATATATTTCATTTGTTATTTGGTCTATGTATAGCATCTCTGCTAGTCCTAGATGTGGTATTATTAATCTTTTGTCTAAAAGAATCATTAACTTCTGATGCAGATTTTGTCATAATTGCAACAGATTTGGTTTTCTTATTTGATGTTTCTCTGATCATTAAATCCTTACTAGTGACCTTTGAAGATGTGGTATTTATCTCAGAATTTTTTTCAACTTCCCTAGAAGAAATTATATCACTCACCATCTTGGAAGTCAATCCAAGTTCTTCAGAAATTTCTTTTATAGATTTATTCTTATCAGATAAATAATAAACCGCATAGTTATTAATCGTTTTTTCGTTTTTCTTCATGCTAGTTCCCTTTCTGCATTGTTTAGCCATGCTATATTTTTTGTTCTTAAGAAATTTACATACATATCAAAAACCTTCTGATTAACCTTACTAAATGTATACTCGTTCTTTCCAATTTTTGATAAGAATTTTTTCGACTTACCTTCAGAGAACAATCCTATTGGATTATATATTTTGCCATATGTACCAACTTTGATATAGTATTGCTTATCTTTGTCGTTTTGTCTTATATAAGCAAGACAGTTTTCTTTATTACCTATTCTGGGATTGCCGTCATCATCAATCGTTTCATGATCTCCCAGAGTTGTATAATATACATAATCTAGTACATCATCTGTTTTATTATTAATTTTAAATATATTATCCATTTGGTTTTCTTCTCTTTTTTATTTGTTGATTATTAGATCCAGGCCATTTTGGTTTTGGGGGTTTTTTCATTCTAGACATTCCAGAAGGTAATTCTTTTTGATTATCCTCTAGTTTATATGCGTTGTGTTTTAAATATAAGCTGGCTTTCTCGTCATCGCTCATTCTATCAGAATTTCTTTGAGCCAAATCACCTATAGTTTTAAGTTCACAATCCAATTTCCTTACAGAAGCACTCTGCGTAAGAGCGTCTTTATTATAGTCTCTATTAGTCTTTTTGCTTTTACAAACCGTACATTTTGGATGTTCGATATAATCTTTGATATAAAAAAATAGTTCAAAATTAGAACTACAATTATCGCATGAATATGAATAAGTTGGCATTAGAAATATGATTCTGGTAAATAAATTTTCCACTCTTCTGGAATGTTCTCTTTTATAGTAGATAAGCGAGATATCACCGGCAAGTATCTTATATGTTTATTGGTTGGTATAGAAGGAAATGTTTTTAAAGGCATATTGGCCTGTGTTGGGGTTTTGTTTCCCTTTCTTCTATTGCAATCAACACAGGCTGTAACAATATTAGTCCATGATGTTAATGAAGATATTGAATTTTTCCATTTACTTTTAGGAATAACATGATCATAAGTTAAATTTTTAATATCAAAAGAATTGCCGCAATATTGACACGTATAATTATCTCTAATGTATATATTTTTTCTAGAAAATGTTATAGGTTGATTATTTATTCTAAAAAATCTTTGAGTTTTAGCTACTGCTGGAATAGGATATTTTTTATTATTGGTTCCATTGATAAAATCATTTTTAAAGAAATCAATAATTTCTATACCATATCTTGGGTTGTCTTCATATTTAACCAACCATATTAAAGACCTTTTCCATGATATAATAGAAAGTGGAGAATAATCTGAATTTAGTAACAAACACTGTTTATTTTTGGTTTCCATTTTCGTAAGAATCTAGTCGTGATAAAATTTTAGCAATAATTGGGTTTCTTACAATATCTGATGATTCTAATTTAGAATTACCAATACCTTCCACTCCGTCTAAAGCATTTATTAAATCTATAAAACCACCCTGTAAATGTCTGCTTAAGTCAGATTGGCCGATATCTCCTGTCAATACTAATTTACTTTGTGTTCCAACTCTTGTCAATAGCATTTTTAACTGCTCATACGAAGCATTTTGACACTCATCTGCCACAATAAAACAATTATGAAAATTACGACCTCTCATCAATCCTAGTGGCACAACCTCTATCTTATTATTTAATTTCAAACTAGCGTACTGGGCATGAGAAATAAAATAATTAATTTCATCAATAATAGGTAATAAATAAGGATGTAGTTTCTCTTCTGCTGTACCGGGCAAATAACCAATTTTTTCACCAGCCTCTAATACCGGCCTTGTAATAATAATTCTATTAACTTTATTTTCTAATAAGTATTCTAAAGCCATTCCTATGGCAATATGCGTCTTACCACTACCGGCCAAACCTTGGCAAAAAATAATAGTACTTTCTGCTATAGTTCTAATATATTCTTTTTGGTTTTCACTTCTTGGCTTTAATCTATTACGATAAAGCTGATGTACAACCAATTCTTGAGTAGCGTCAATAATTTTAGATTTATTTTTAGAGTTCTTAGAATTTTTTCTCAAGTTTTACCCTTTACAATAGGAGTTGTTAAATTAGACAAGCACCACCGGCGCAACTAATTTCTTCAATTCCTACTGTATTGTCCTCAGTCTCTGATAGTTGCGTATAATCAACCTTCTTGAAACTATTAAATAGATCACAATAGATCTTCCAATTATAAACATCTTTCATGCAATATGTTAGACGTTTAAGGTCACTATTGAAATATTTACCAGCAAAATTTTTCATTTTAGTCACAAATAATAACCTATCCTGACTATCATTCTCTTTTGCTTGATTCATACTAACATAATCACAAGCGGCCCACAAATTATTATTAAAAGCATTTAAGCCTAATTCGATCAAACCAGAACACCATAATGCCGCATCACCATATTCTTTAACAATTTCTCTGCTTGTATAAACAGTTGTGAATGGTGCTTGAGGATAATCTTTATCTCCACTTTGGGGAATAAGACTAATACCAGCAAAATATTTACGATTATCATAAATAAATTTGGTAACATCTTCCCATTCATCTGGTTTGACCGTAACAGTATTGCTAACATTATGACTCAAATAATCTTGGGTGCATAATGATCGATTTTTACCAGAATGAACCCAGTTCTTTTGAGTTTCTTTGACCACTTTAAGCATATCGACTGCTGGCAATTGGTTCTTTAATTTGGCTCCGTCTGGAACCTCAATTGGGAACTTTACCACTTCGTCTGTGTTGTTGGCTGACCAACTAGACTTCTCACACGCTTGTGGGTTTAATTTCTTAAAGTGCTGGTATGGTGCTTCTAAAACATTTGCCTGTACATGGCGTATATAGCGTTTAGCGTGATGAGGATGAATACCAGAACTGGTTCCAAGCATACTACTGCTGGTGCCTTCTGGCTTTAAACAGGTTACTCTGGCCGCTTGATTAATTTTAATCTTTTTGGCCAATTCCTTGTTTGTTTCCACAGCAATCTTAGCACCCCTTGTTAAAACCTTTTCGGTCAATACAAGTTCGTGCTTTTCCATTGTGCCTGTTAAAGAAACGCCAAGCAAGGCTTCTCTTTCAAAAATCTTTTGGCTAATTTCACCAAGATATTCTAATTTAGTAAAACCAGCTTGTAGAGTGCCAATAATTGCTGCTGCTCTGCATCTTTCATAAAAATCATCTTCATCGGTTACGCTAGAGCAGTTGATGGTTGATAGATTGCAGCCTTGCCACCCACTTTTACCGCTTTCTTCATCAACAGGCCACATGCCAATTTCCACACAAGGATTAAAAATCATTTCTGTGGATTCGCTCCAAATAAATCCTGGCTCACCAAACTCCTTAACACTCTCCATTAAAACCTTAAATTCTTCAAACTCTGTTTCACTTTTTAGCAAGAGGGCTGAGTTATTACTTCGTGCTCGTTGTGGATTATCAATATACCAATTGCCAGTTTTGGCTTTGGCCATTTCTTCATCATTAGGACTAAACAACGCTAATGAGGCACTTCTTCTAACACCACCACTTAATACAGCATCGCTACTGTGCATCACAATATCATAAGCATCAATGGGTCTTAGTTTCTTTTGACCATTATTAATACAACGATCAAGTAGTGCTCGTATTTTTTCTAAACCATTTGCTAGTGGCTCATATCCTGGGGCTTTGCCAACACCACTGGCTAACGATGATCCCTTTGGACGAATTTGTGAAAAGTCAAATATAACATGAGTATTTTTCCAGTCTTTGAATTCTTCAACCGGTTTATTAAAATAACTACTCAATAGAACACCAAGACTATTAGCCCAACCCTCAATACTATCTTCAACTAAATATACTCGTCCTTTACCATCTTCCACATCGTGTTCTAATGATGGTAGTTTAGATATATGGTGCTTTTGCACACTAAATCCTGTGCCGCTACCACATAGTAATAGCCAGAAACATTCTTGAAAGAATCTTAGTCGATCACAATAACTTGCTGTGCAGTTATAAATTTTAGCATGACGCTTTAATATTGGTTCGCCACCAAACTGTAATGCTCTTTGACTACCAAGAACACGCTTCTTATACATTACATCATAAGCCCAATCAATATCATCTGCTATACCAAATTCACTATACTTGGTATGCATCATATTTTTTACTCGTTCAACCGCCTCTTTCCACGTTTCACGACGGTTCTTATCCTCTAGCCAACGAGCATATTTACTAACAAATGTATAGTTTTGTAATTCTTGAAGAGCAGACATCTCATCTCCTATTGATTAGAACAAGTAATCCTGTCACAACAGTAAAAGAAAAAGCATTCATTATTGAGTTGTGATCAGTGGTGAAAATTATAGAATATAAATAAAACATTAAACATATATAAAAACTAATTATCATTTAATACACCTCTCATTTTTGTAATCCATGAAAGATCTGGTTTAATATATTCTATATCCATGCCGGTCATTTTTATAAATATATCAAATCTTTTTTGAGCTTCACTATCAAATAAATGTGTACCATGATCATCAGACATAATTACTTTTGTGACCCCCTCTTGCCATAAAGCCATTATGCAATCGTTACAACATTGACCAGTTACATATGCAACACCATTATCTGGTCTAACAACACAATTAGAAAGAGCATTTCTCTCAGCATGAATCATCCACGGATATTTATCTGGTCTAGTATTTGGTAGATTCTCGTCTAGTAATCCACGAGGAAAACCATTATAGCCAACACCTAAGATTCTATTATTCCTGTCGGCAATCACACAGCCGTGTTTGGTTTGAATATCATGACTACGTTGAGATACAACAGTAGCTAAACCTAAAAAATAATCTATCCACGATGGTCTTATGCTCATATAAGTATTGTATCAAACGCTGAGGATTTGTCAACAGGTCGATTGTTAAGTTAAAAATTTATAATATGAACTGGGCCTCAACACAATCTAAATAAACCAGGATATCTAGCATCAGTAATAATCCATTCTTTAACTATTGGTTCTGGCATATTTATTATCCATAACGTGTAATGGGTGGGCCAAAAAAATAATTGGCAGTATATACTGGATTTCCTCTACGGCTTCTTGTTACAAAACCATTTCGATTAAATATTCTGGTTCCGGGACCAACACCTGAACCCAAGCCAAATAAACCACCACGATTAATAAATACCACCCTATCTTTAGACTGTGCAGTATTTATTGGTATTGATTTAGGTTGATTGTTTGATGAATCTGATGTTCTTGGAGAACATATTAATATTGGGGGCCAGATTCCAGGATTTCTACAACCTTTCCATTGACCAACATCTTTGATCCCATAATCTGTATAGGAAGGTAAAGCCCAATGTCCATTTACGAAAATTAAATGATGTGACATAATAAATTATTCCTTGATCTTTTATTTGCAACGTACAGTTGGATCGTAAAGAGTACTACCCCAAACTCCACCAGCATACGCAATACTACAATTACGAGTTTTTTTAGGATCCGGTGGCATTTCTGCTTTTTTTTCATTTTCTGTTTTATCATGACAACCCCAACTTTTTTTAATACCTTCTATAGCAGCCTTTGGTCCTCCAAAGCCAAACTTCTCTGAATTATAATAATATGGCAAATGGGATACTCTTATTGTTGGAGATGGTACTATTTGATGCTGTGCCGGATTAATTCCTGGCCAATCAAATAAAAGAATTAATTTATTTTGACTATTATCTCGACACCAAGCATCATTAATATCAGACATATTTGATCCCTTTATGGAGTTATGCAGCCGAGTTGGATATTTATTTGATTAACATCAAGATCATATACGGGCCAATTATTTATAGATAATATATTCATTGTAGTTTCACTAAATTTTCCATATTGTTCATCATTCCAATACTGATAACTATCAACCATAGGATTAACTATAGCGCAATTGATTTGTAAATCACCACTAAAACTAACATAATCATCAATTTTATTAAGAGCACCATCTACTCTTGAGTGTAGTGATAGCTTATTACCCTTTAAGCCAACATTTTTCACAATAAAACTATCGCCAGTTGATGTATTAAAGAATATATAATCAAATTTAGCAGATAAATCTGGTGTGGTAGTATATCCAGGATAAAATGAGGTTGAAGTAATAATGCCTGTATCTAAATTATCACAATCCATTACTGTAATAGTTGGATTAGTAAATACTAATTTTTCAGTAAATATATCGTCTATATTTGGTAATGATTTGACAAAGACTATAGAGCATATTATTTCATTGTTTTGAATCATTTTAATAGTTAAATTAATTTCGCCATCATTATATTCTAGTAACACGGTGAATAAGAATAAATCAATAGATACAGAATATTCTGCTGTTAATCCAGTTTGATATCCATATTCATCAATAGTATAATTTGAGCTTTTTATAGGATAAACAGCTTGTGTATCAAAAAATATATTGAAAGCATTTTTAACGCTTTGATCTATTTCGCAATCAGAGATTTGAATATCATTAAATGATAATGCTATGGTTGGTGGTATTTCTACACATAATGTATTGTCAACAAATTTTTCAAAAGTTCTAGCAATTATTATAACGCATTTATCTTTATTTAGTTCTATTAGATTATGCTCTGGGGATGAGTATGTTATAGATGTGACTTGGATTGGCAAAGCATATAGTGACACATCAACATCTACAGATGGTAACTTGCCAATTGTTGTTTCTAATAAATCATTGTTACAAACCATCTTACCCACTAATGTTAAATATGGATCGCCAACCATTTCGCCAGTATATAATTCATATGTAATAGTTAAAGCTAAAATATTATTAATATAAGTTCTATCAATTGTTACATTAACATTATAATTATTAATACCTAAAAATGCACAATCAAAACTCAATGATGTGGCAGATGAGCCTCCGGAGATTAAAGTAGGATAATCTATAAAAAATTTTGATGATAATAGATCTTTAACAGCATAGCATAGTTGTTAGTTATTATCATTAAAACAAGATAGTGCATCATTATCATCATTATTTATATTTAAAATAACCGCAACGCTATTCGTGGATGATATATCTTTTATAATTTGATAATTATTATAGAATGTTCCATTTATATAAATATTTTGAACTTCATCGCTGATAAATTGATTGGGTTTTAATTTTGCCATAATCAATTAGTTCCATCACAGTCATGAATAATATGTATATAGTTTGGTACGAAATGATTAACAGTCGTGGGTGCGGAGTTATCGATCACTGATGCATACCCATTTTCATCAATTGTCTCTTGCAATTGATCTGCTAAATCAATACAGTTTTGATATTTTTTATAATTAGTATTAATATTATTTGTAAAGATGATTTTACTATTTTGTAATAATTCATTAGGTAGTGTTTTTGACCAACTACTAGTGGGCTTAACATGAATTATGCTGTATGGCGAACCAACAGTTTGTTTATAAGCTATTGGATCCTGAATATACCCCCAATCATTTACTGATTGATTATTAGTAATAGTAAATGGAATTTCAGGTAATACAAATCCATCATCAAGATACTCCTGAATTTCAGGACTTACTATAAAATCATCTTCGATATATGGATCATCAATATACCATATGGCCATAATTCTACTCCTTATATTAGTAGAATACCCCAATACCTTATTGTGGATCATTTATATAGTAAATAGCCATAATATATCCTTAATATGAATATATTATATTACACTAAACTTATTTTTCAAGTAATTTTTTATAAAATACTAAAGATGCCACTGCTCCGGCAACACCCATAAATAATCCTGCTGGTTGGAGCGGTGTCATTCCCAGCAGATATGTTATTATACCTCCAGCGTATGATCCAGCAACCCCTAATACTATTGTTTTTACAAAGCCGAAATTTTCATCTCCTGGAACTATTGTTTTTGCTATACTACCAACAAAAATTCCATATACACACCATACTAATAAACTAAACATTTGCTGCCTCCACTAAAGTAATAATTTCATCCTCCTTGAGATTTTCTCCTGTGTCTAAAATAGCTTTTGCTAAGTCATTGCCATATAATTTATAATCTTCTTTATCTAATTCTTTACGAATGGATTTCTTTACAATCATTTTTGTAAACCACGACCTTCTAATAGAAATATCTTTAACTTGCTGCCCATAATATTCGTATTTTTGTTTTCTATTGAAGATGGATATTTTCTTTTTATTGCACTCCTGAATAACTCTGATTAATGTTAAAATAATACTTATAACCATAAGTATCATAATAATACTACCAAATTTTTCTGGTTCTTTATTAGGAACCTTAGCGATAATTTTTTCTGCAATAACTTTTAAATCTTCATTATTCATTTTTTCATTACCTTAGTTTTGCAATTACCACCTTTAATAATTATTGGCGGATGAGTTATTTCAGATTCTTGTTTTTCTTCTGGTTCGCAATATCCACAGGGTACTTTTTGAATATCATCACCACTTATATACCATCCTTTGCCTTTACAAACAGGACAATCTTTTCTTTTATATTTTTTAATACTTTCTGAGTGTTTAGCCTTAATAACTCCACCAACAACAGTTACCACAGCAGTTGTGGAACCGTTGTAACCATATGAAGAAAATAATATTAATGAACACACAAGAACACAACTAGTAAATTTAATCATTTTACTGTTTCTTTTTTCGTCTAATGTTTGGAAAAAGCTTTTTTTCTTTTGGTTTATCTATAGTGTTTTGATCACCACTTTCTGGTAAACAAAGTTTTACTATAGTTAGTATAAAACCTAGTATTAAACTAATTAATCTATTAAGAGCAATTTTATCAAGTAATCTCATATTAATAACCTCTCTTATTAATATAAATACACCGATATTTTATAGATAATCTTCAAATCCGTATGAAGGAAGTTTTTGCACCGGAAAACCGTCAAACTGACTAAAAGCATATGCTCCGCTTTGAGATAACATTCCTTCTGCGGTTTCTGCATTAATTAAAAACGAACCATCTGGAATTGGACCCCATTCTGGATGACCACCATCATTCCATTTACCCCAACTATTCTGCACTAAAAACGATGGCTCTTTTCCAGTATCGTCACATGCTATCCAGGCCATAGCGTGTGCCCAACTGCCACTAGTTTTTGCAAAACCCTTACTATCTCTTTTGCTACTAAATCCATAGTTAGAGCAGACTGCTAAACCATAACCATTGGCTAAGGCGTCTCTTGCTTCGTCTATAGTTCTAACTAGACTTACTGTTTTGATTTGGTGGTCATTGGCTAGGTCGATTACTTTATCTGGAAGACCTCTGCCTCCCCAACCAGCACCAAGACTACCGTTATATTTTGATAGATCTATAACACCTTTATAATTTTGTCTAACTAATACCCCGCCTATTTTACTAACAAACTCGGCTGCTCTTGAGCAACTCATTCCTTGGCCAGCCCACCCCCTAGCACCATAAATCGCTTCTGTAGCACCTCTTGCTAACCAACTCTCCTTATCTCCCTCTATATCAATTTCTACAGCACGAGTAACGTCTACAGCATTTCGTGTTGCATGACTAACACAATCTCCTGTGGTTTGTCTTTCATTGTAAGAGCTTTTGTCAAACTTAAGCACACTCTTATATGGTGTTGATAGTTTTCCTTTTCCGCTACCTTGGATTCTTTTAGCCCCATCTCCAAAATATGCGTATTTAGATTCTTCTAAAAGCCTATCAAAGATATGTTGTTCCCAAAGACATCCTTGAAAACCTTCTTTATAATTTTCAAATAATTCTTTTGGTGAAAAACGAGGCATTATTTGCTCCCCTCATAACAAGCCCACCCAAGACCCCTAAACGCTTCAACAGCAGAACTTCGTAATTCTTTTGTTAGAGTTACGTTATCATCTCCTATTTGACTAACAACTACTGCTTGACAATCCTTAGATAATGAAGGATACTTACCTTTTATATCAAGACGCAACATTGCGCCAACCAAACTATTTGCTTGTTTAATTTCTTCTGTATTTTTAATGACCATTTCTTCTCCGTCTAATTCGATTAGTCTGGCAATATCCAAAAACGTATTTGAAAGTCTACGAGCATCTCTTGGATTACCCTTTAGAGTTTCAATAACTGGTTGACAAACTTCTCTAAGTTTTATATCTGCTGGTGGTGTTACGACTATTATTTCGTCTACAACAACAGGATTGTTATTACGATTGATAAATTTTGATAAATCTGGTTTAGTTAAACCAATAAACACCAAAAGACCAGCAATAACAAGCACAATTTTTTGATTCATAGATTTTCATCCTTATTACAAACGCTTGGACTTAGAAATGGAAACATTTCATCTGCAACCCTTACGGCTTCCTCACAATTGCTTTTCACAGCAAGATCTCTAGTTTGTTTCCAGGATGTAATTAATTGATAAAAGACATCCTCACCATGTGTAGTAACGGATGTTTTATTCATAACAACATCAGTAGTAGTAGAAGATTTAGATTTATTTGTTGATAATAAATTTTTGCCTTGGTCTACTAGAGATAGTATAAGTTTTTGTATAGGGCTTAGTCTTTCCTTAAATAAAACCCAGACAATAATTCCAACACCAGCATACAGAGCCAAATCCATTGTGCTCACGTTTCTACTAAATTCTTCAAAACTTTGAGTAAAATTCATATTAACCTACTTTCTTAATAAAAACTCCAGCATTTCTAAAAGTTGTGACAAGAGCATCAATTGTGGCACTTAGTAATACCATGAGAAAAGCTTTCACATACTTATGTATCATAGGCTCCAAAAAGTTTGGCACAACTGGAATATCAACAACGGTAAACACACTATCATAGAATTTATTAAGAAGTTCCATTGCTAATGCTTTTTTATCTGGACCAGCCAAATCATTACCAATAGATTCAATAATTTGAATAATTGTTGCTGTTGCTAACTGTAAAATTTTCCATGCTTCATCTACTGCTATTCTTTTTACTTCTTGTACTTTTACTTTTGTTGTTGCTATTAGTTTTTCTACTTCTGTTTTTATTAGTTCTTTGCTTGTTAGATTCATTTGTGTCTACCTCTTTAGAAATTGGTACTGATTGACTGTTCCACCAAGATTGTTTAATATTTGATCTACCCTTTATATATTTGTACAGTATAAACAATTGACCTCCTATTAGGATGCACGATTCAACACCATGACTTACATCTCTAATTAGATCTTCCTTATCTGCGTTATCTGTTATAATACCAGCTAAAAATAATCCACTAAAAATAAAACTAACCATCGTGAACCAAAATTCACTAGTTCTATATCCGGGTTTTATCATGAATCACCTCAAACGGTGCCGTTATCAACACTATCAATAAATAGACCATTATAAAATCTATAACCATATTTACTTTGAATATCTGTAATGACTGGATATGTTTGAACGTATTGATCGTAAACCTTATTAAAATAACTACTGGAAGATCCAGTACGCAATCCACCAGTAGCTACTAATAGGGTGCCATTTTTAATATTATTAGCGCTTATTGATTTGGTTATGTCTGTGAATGGTCTGGCCATAATTAGCTCCATTAATAAGGGTTATATTTTATATTACACCAATTAGGGATTTTTAGGTTTTGGTGCTGGACGTTGCGGTTTTGGTGCTGGCGTATCATCAGTGCTTGCTAAAGAGTGTAACCAATCTTTCCAGTCGTACCATGTGGAATGTGTATAGTCGCAATCCACTAGAAGATCATCCTTTACTATCCAATTATTATTATTTGATTTGATGGCCATAATCTTACGATCAGAATGAAGATTATTAATATTATCAAGAACTGTTTTTTGTTCATCATTTATTAACAGATACATTATACGTTCCTTCCCATAGCGGTTTGAAATTTTTGCATAATTGAATAGAAAGTCGATACCTGAGAAGATGTTAAGTATTTACCAATTGAATATGCTCCCAGTGATCCAGCGTAATACGCTACTGGCTCAAGTACCAGATAAGATGCATCATAAAAGCCAAAAATACCGATATCTGCTATATCTCCACCACTACCATTATTGTCTGAGGTTGCTGTTATATCAGTATTATTACGATAAATTTTTCTATTGGTCCCATTTGTGGTAGACAGTGTAAATCCAAGATTATTAGTTTGATTAGTTCCGCCAGCATATGTACCCCAATCACTAAATGTTCCAAATGGTGTATTTGCTGCATAATCATTAAAATTAAGATATGTACCAATAGAATTATTCTGATCAGTACAGCCTAAAGCATATTGTGAACCACCACCTGAATTGTCTGTTACAGCATAGGTGGATAAATGACTATCATAAAATGTACTAACTCCGCCTGCGGATGCTTCTGAACTCAAGCCAGTTAATAATGCTTTAGTGCTGCCGTCTCCAATTAAACCAACATTACGCACATAATCGGTGCCATCATCCACAAAATTAAAATTAGTATCCGTCGTATTTCCTAATTGCGTACCACTAAAAGAAAATCCTCTATATAAAGGAGTTAAAACTGGAATTAAATAACTGATAGGCCCTCCGGCCCAATTTTCTCCAGCAAAAAGATTTAATCGACTAAATCTATCTCGTAATCCAGCAGCATCTATAGCATAACAAAAATCGCTAACAGCATCTAGTGTAGCAAATGATATTATATCCCCACCATTATTTTGTGCTCTGTTTACCCAATCTAATGCTTCTGGATGATATATTCTTGTTCCACCAACATATAAATTTTTAATCTTTGATGATCCTATATTTGTATATGGTGGCCATAAATTATTATTACCTAAACGTAATTTATAAATATCAGTAAAATATCCATTGGGTATAGTGGGCATAGAATATCCTTAACCATTAATGATATATAATGTATTAGAGTTTGGTACTGAGATATTATCATAACCAGTTTGACTAATTTGTACAATGTTTGTGATAGTTGTGGCACCAGTGATACCAGAAACATCACTTTTAACCAATCCTGATGAACTGATCGTGAATGTACCACTCACTCCAGAAACTATTATATTACCACTGCCGATTATATTTTTAACAGGTAATAATCCGCTGACGCTACTATTAAAATCTGTAATATTACTAGCAGTATGTGTGTGCGAGGAAGAAGCATAGCTACCGCTTGGTTGTAGCCCTGTTGTACTAATAGTTAATGTATTACCAGCATCATTATATGATAAAGCAATACCTGTGCCAGCAATTAAAAAGCTATTACCTAAAAGATCCTGAACAGTTTCATCGCTATAAGAAGATCCACCCCCAAAATAACTTAAACTATTCCATGCTGTAGATCCATCTCCAATTTTAAGTTTATTAGTATCACTTTCAAATCCTGGTTGACCAGCGCCTAGTACCGGATTTGATCCGCTCCATGATACTGCTGATCCTCGTAATAGTTGAATTTTAACGCCCATATCTTAGCCCTTTATACTTTTGTGGTGTGTTATTTAATATAAGCTTATCTTTCAATACGCTCTTCAAGAGCCTCCAAAGTTTTGCCCAAAGTGGCTATCTGTATCTTTAGTTCTGTCATTACCTCAGTATTACGTTGTAGAGCATTTGCAAAGGCTGCTTGGGTTTCTTTATTACTAGCTAATCTTTCCATAATAAATTGACGATCTTGATTATACGGACTTTGAGTTTCTATCATGTGAGAAACCTCACTTTTAGTAGCCATATTTCGTCCAATAGCAACCCAAAAACCAACCATAGTTACTATTATACCAATACTTGTTGTGGCTATATTTTCCCAAAAATGAATTATAGTTTCGCTCATATTATGCTCCTAAAGTAAATAAGCCAACGACACCTAAGTATCATTGGCTTATTATGTGTCTAATTATTAACCCATTAATCAGCCGGTTTTCTCTGCATAGTCATCTTGAACTGGTACGACAGAGCCAGTCATGTATGTAAGCTCGCCAGGAGCACTTCTTGATGGACTTGCAGCATCGTCTGAAGCAAAAGAATCTATAGCAACAGTTGGTGTTGTTGTGAAAGAACCACTGTAAATGTTCCAGTATCCAGCACGAATAGCGGTTGTTAGTCTGCGTGTTCTAACAACTTCTAACTTATGAATACTACGAATAATACCTGGTTTAGCAGCACCACTTTGTAAATAAGTGTTTGATACGCCAGATAGAGTTGTTGTTACTCTTTTGGCTATTGGGCTCTGATTATTAAATGAAAAAGTACCGGCTGATAAAGCTTTATCTGTATTTGTACCATCCGCTACTGATGATCCAAAAACACCAACATTACTATAGCCTAGATTCACATTATCAACTAATGTTGCTGATGTGCCAGCCTTGATAACCGCACCGCCATTATTTCTTGTGGATGTTGATGTAACAGCACTACCATTAACTTGTTGAGTTGCCATATATTTTTTTCTCCTTTGGGCTAAATAGTAATACACAAATAAAGTTAAAAATAATATTTTACATAGGAATACTATCAATAAATCTCTGCGATCCATATTCTTTAGTATAGAAGACTGGGATTTGAGTATTGTCGATTAGCCAGTTTATATAAAAAGAGGTATCATCTACGATATATGTGCAATAACCCAAAAGATCATTAGAAATATTGTAAACTTTATTATTTTTTTTATTAATATAGACATACGAATTTAAATAAGCTAAGGAATGTGTTCTATGAGATAATTCACAGAATAAACAAAAACTATCTGAATATTGTATACTTTCCGGAATATACTTGATAAAACTAATATTAGAAGAAATCATACTATTTGAGTCTATCCTTGGTTGTTTTGATAGTAAATCCTTCAAAGATATATCACAAATATCTGATATTCTGAAGATAGATAATCCTTTATCTTTATTGTTTATATCAATGACTGTATTAATATCAGAATTAACCGCTACAAGAATATCGTTATTAAAATTTTTATTATATAGAAATTTATTATTTATTAGGACAACGTGTGAGAAATTTTTGATATTATTATTTAATACATCTTTCAGTTTTTTAGTGTCATTGTTTTCTATTATAAATTCTATTTTGTCATTATTAAAATAATATTTATATATATGAGTTAATTCTAGATCATGAGTATTTATAAAGATATTTATTATTTTATCTATACTAGTATTTTGATTAATAAGCTGATATGACAAGCCAACAGTTGGGCTTGTATCATTTTCATACAATGCTATATATAGAATTTGATTTTTCATTTTATGACAAAATTATTAATTAGTAATTTTTCTCCTAATTTTTGACTATTTTCGTGATGAGATTTGATATAAATTTTTGATGGTTTTTTTTCCATCGATACACTCATTGCGTAAATTTTTTCTTTATTATTGAACATATCTAGATTATTAATTTTTTTTCTATAAATTAGATCGTTTTCTATATCATAACATAAAATATAAAAATTATCAGGTTTACTATTTAGCAACGCAGTTAATTTTACATCGGGCAATTGCATCGCTATATTAAATTTATTCATTAATCCAGACAACCATTCTTCTTCTGTCATAGTAAATGGATGCGGATATCTACCTAATATATTATAGGCGTATTTATGCACTTGTTGTGTTTTAAAATTTAGTCCTGCGTATAATTCATAATCATGTATGCTCCTAATATTACCCAATCCATATTTCTGAAAATTAATGTTAGATTTTTCCATACCTAATAAATATCTAATTTTTTCTTTGGCCTTATCTGATCTTTGTTCAGCGGTAATAACAAAACCATTTTTTGGAATATGATCATTCCAGTGTTTTGGTTTGTTTTTTCTAATATACTCATGCCAAACAATTGGATATGTTGGATGAAAAAAATCATAACCATGAGTATAAGCTCTTACGCTTAAAGATAATTCTTCGCCCCTAAAGTATAAATTAGGATCATATGGACATTCTTTACAAAAATTTATTCCGGTAAATATAAAATGACCAGATAAAAATTTTGCAGTGACAGTTTTAACTTTTTGTTCTCTCAATTCAGGAAAATTATTTATTTCTCTAGAACTAAAAAACAAATCTCCAGTTTCATTCGTAAAGTCAGAATGACAATTTGTTTGCAGCGGAGTATCTGCTAGTACAGTATCATCTGATGCAAAATAAGATGGGCAATATCCGCCAATAATTGGTTTATTATATTTTTCTTTTAGTTCTTCATAAGTATCTATTAGCCATTCATCCCAATTTTCAGCAAATCTATGATGTGAATCTAATTGAAAATAATAAGTCTCGTCAGAGATTAATTGTTTCTGTATCTGATGTCTTGCCCAACATGTTCCCAAACTATTTTTCCAATGATAATTTATTATTTTAATTTGTGAATGATTATCTAAGTAACTAGTATCTATCTCATTTTTGTCTTGTTGAAGACAAATACCAAAAACTAATCTGCTTGGAAATTTAGCTTTTTTAAGACAATCAATCACAGTAGGAACTGTTTGATCGTCTCTATAAGATGCTATACTAATAAAAATTTTATCTATAGACATTTCTATTTGCTTAGTAAATACTTATTGTATAAAATTGCGCTATAGATATTATTGAATCTAATATGATTAATATTATTTTTTATAAGAGTTTTGACATGCTGTTCTGTCCAAATATTTCCGCTAAATATAGTATTTATATTTGTTTTTTGTTTTAATAGAATAACAGCTATGATATTATCATCAATATTATCTAACATGTGACCAGTGGAAACGTAAACATTATTGATAGAGCCTGTTTCATATAACATATTACATGCTTTTATCAAAGACTGATGAGTAAATATCCTATACTCTAAATAGAAGCAAAGTTCTATATTATGTTTTTTACAAATTTCTAAATTTGAAGATATGTCTTGTTTTAATTTATCGTATTTTTTTAAGTTTAGATAACTATTTTGTAATACAAGATCAATTTTTTGAGCACCATTATCTATAGCATTTAATATTGCATTATTTCTAGTTTTTGTGTCTGAAATTCCTAGAGGATAATCTATGGCATTAGACACTAGTATATTTGTTCCCTTAACTAGTAATTTACAAAATTTAGTTAAGGCAAATGGTACCGATATACTATTGACTTGTTGTTGTATTGCTAGTTCTACGTTAGATTTGATCTCGGCTTCTGTATTATCAAGATCATATATTGCATATTCTAAATATGTCATTTTCTTTTTATTGTATTTTTTAGTTCATCAATGTTTGGGTATCTCTTAGAACCTAATACACCGTCGGCAAAATTATATTCAACAGCTTCATTAGCCGTTAATATCCAATCACATTTATTAGCGAGTTGTGCGATGATGTGTTTTTTTGCCATTGGTCGTTTCCAATTTTTATTTTTAGCTATAGAGCTTTGTAAGCATTTATCAGTAAAGATATCAACCATTTTATCACATTCTTTTTCATTCCACTGAATACTACTTGCCGCTGCTTTACTGTGCTCTTCATTTATGGTAAATGAACCATAATGTAACATTACATTTGTATTTGGCATTAATATTCTACAATCAGCAGATTGTAAGATAACACTACTAGCAGATTCTACGCTGCCATAGGCCAATATTATAACTTTAGATTTACTGAATTTAATAGCGTCATAAATTCCTAAACAATCAGTCCATGAACCGCCAGGAAGGTGCATATGAATTAATATTGGTTCTATAGATATGCTATTCAAATATCTTATATTTTTTTGAAAAACTGTTGCAACTCTATAGTCGATTCCTGGTTCGTCTTCAAGGTCTGAAATATAGGAATGTAAAAAAATTTCTCTATTTTTAGTATCTATATTATTTACATGAATATTATTTAAGTCTAGCTCGTGTTCTTTAGTGGAATTATTCACACTCATATTTATTCTCTAGGTATGCGTACACAGATTTATTAATATTTCTCATAATATCAGAATCAATAAAAGCTTTACCAATTGCTATCCTAAATCTATATTTGGTAAATATATTTAATGTTTCAACACCGTCTATGTTATCAATTATGTTGGCAATATCTAATGTAACAGGAAAATTAGCGTGACCGGTCCAAAAATTAAAAATTTCACTTGATGCGGTATTTTCATTAAAAGGCATTATACCAAATGGCGTTTCGATAATTTTACATTTAATTTTCTTATAGCTTTGTTCTGCATAGGCTGGGGGGTCTGGATCATCGTCATAATCTGGTGGATTATCTAAAATATTAGATTGTTTATTGTCTTCATCATAACCAAAAGGATCTTTCCATTTCTCCCAAAAAATAACATATTTATTATTTGTATCCATATGATTTTAATATTTTAAAAAAACCTGAGATGGTTTAATATATATTTTATTATTTGTATCTAAATATTTATTTTCTGTTTTTTTCAATAGTAATAGTATTGCACTAATTAGCTGCTCATTAATTGGTGAACGAATTTGTGTGTCTATAATATTGGTTACTTCTGGTTTTAATTTATCAGACACTACAGTATTTATAAACTCGACACACGCCATTGCATAGGTAAACTTATCTAAGTTGGTATTTTGATATTTATCTTCTAAAAAAATTGATAGATCAATTTCTAGATTTTTATTTAAAGAAATAACAATGTCTAAATATGTATTCTCTATCTGATTGTGTTTTTTGTTGGTGTCGGATTTTTTACGTTTAAAAAAATTTAATAAATTCATAATACTGTTTTTTCTATTGTAAAATCTATAATATTATCTATAATTGATATATTTTTAATATCTTTTTTAAAATAAAATTCTTGCCAACTTAATTTAGACTCATGATTTTGGTCTAAAACCAAACCTGTTAATATGAATAAGTCATTCTCCGTGTAAATATTATTGTTATTATTTATAGAATCTATATAACGCAAAGCTAGTGGGTGTTGAACTTCAGTATATGATAAATTAATATGTTGCACCAGATCGCTAGTTTTATCATAAAACATATTTTTAATATTATATCTTATTTCATTATGTAAAAATTTTATATTATTTATTTTTTCTATAGGAAGAAAAATACCTTGATCGTTTACTGATAAAATATAATTTTTTTTAAATTTATGACTAGCTCCTATGATAGCATAAATAGAGTATATATTCATACTAACTCTCTAATTCTTTTAATAGCCGATCTAAGGCTTTGTCTTATCGCTTCTCTGGTTACTCCAAATTTTTTACCAATTTTTTCTAGTGTTAATTTTTCAAAATAATATAGTTTTATATATTCTTTTTGTTTGTCAGAAATGATGTCGGATTCAAAAAATTTAGACAGTAGATCGTTGATCTCTTTGTTGTTTTCTTTCTCAATAATAATATCTATTGGTTCTCGTTGAGAATTATCTTGAATAATACTTTCTAAGCTTAAACTATCGGTCTGATGATTAATAGAATAGTCTGTTTTAATTTTTTTATTATTGTATTTATTCTTATATTGTTTAGTAACATAGGTTTTCATTGCCCAGATAGCGCATTGATTCCTATATGAGTATAAACTTTTATTTTGTTTTTCGATATCATCATTATTTTGTTTCCATCTCCAATCGCCCATCATTATAGCGTTGGCAACAAAAGCTATAGAGTCCTCGCTCTTCAACATATCTTTTGATAAACCATTGAAAAAAGAGGAACCCATTTTTGCAATAATTTTTTTAGATAAATTTATATAAAAATCTAGTGGCTCAAAATTTACTTCTGAATGATCTTTATAAGATATCTTCTGCTTACCAACTGATGGTATAATCATATTTTTCCTTTATTAATGTCCTAGTAAGTTTTAATTAGCTAATTAACTAAATATTACTTAGTTAATTTTTTCCATTGATCGGGATCTGGTCTGTCTTTGTCTCCTGGCTTTGCTGGCTTATATTTTTTCCCCATGCGATCTCTTTTTTTACGAATATTTTCCCATAAACTAGCAAGATCTTTTGCTGCCTCCGCTCCTTCTGTATCGGTTTCTGTTTCGCCGTACATGAGGAAATTGTGGATCGTTAGCATATAATCTTCTGTCACGGCGATTTTACCCTGCAACCAACTTTCTGTCAAACCTTCTTTTACAGAATCACTCTCTAAGGCATTTAGTATGGCCTGGGCATGTATAGCGATTGATTTTATAGAACCGAGACTCATTGTATAAAAGTCATACTTGTATTCCATGAGTTCCATTTCTGGGCTTTCAACTTCCATTTCTTCAATTTTGGTAAAGTCGGCTTCTTGTGCCTTTTGCTTTATTGCTTCTCTAGCTAAACTTTCCTGAACACCTTGTAAAATTTTATTAGATCTGTTCATAATAGTCTTCCTTTAATGTTGAATTAAGTTTATTGAATATAAATTTTGTAAAAATCACAGATGCTTTATTGTCACTTGGATAGTGGACGCCCTGCATAATTCTTGCTTTAGCAGTATTGTTAACGATTTTATCTAAGTCTAGCTGATTAATTTGAGGATAAAAGTCTTTAATAATATTAGCTGCTAAACTACTATACACCGTATGTCCAGAAGGATACGATGCACTATCGATACTATCTGTAACTATAGTATCTATATTAATATCGTATAATTTGGCCAACTGTAAGGGTCTTGGTCTATTCCAAAATCCTTTTGTATTCATTAATATTGGTTTAATTAAATTATAAAAACTATCAATATATTTTTTTGGATAATCTAAATTGTATTTATATAGAAGGTGTTCAAAAAATTGATCTATATCACGATCTATCTGTAAAATAAAATTAATATCCTCGCTTGATCTATTTAATGTTTCTCTAGATAGAATTTGTAATTCTTTCAAAGTTTTATTATCGGTATTTTTTGGTGGAGGATTTAGGATGGCTCTATAATCAAAATCAATAATATCTGCTATTGGTTTTTCTAAAAAAACAGAATCATAAGTTAAAGATTCTATTTTCTTATATTTAAAAGCTAGCGATAAATTCATTGATTATACTTGTAAAGTTAAGAAATTATCCACACCCATTTGCTCAATTAGTTTAAGATAGCCTTTAATAGTTCGGTAATAGTTTTTTTCATATTAAGTTATCCTACCAGCTTTTACAAGCCCAGTATCTTGCCTTCCATTTTGGACCAGGGGTTTCGCATCTCATTCTTGCTCTGAAACTTTTGCGTCTAGCGGGAATATCTTTTTTAATTTCCATATTTGGATCACCAAAATTGACTTTTACAACATTTCCGCTTTCATTTTTAACATAAACACTAAATTTTTTAGGACCGTCTGGAGTTCTAAAAGGTTTATTTAAAGTAACTTTTCTACCATTTTTTTCTGCTGCTATGATCTTATCATCTTCATCATATATAATATTGGCTACAATATCCCATGTAAACTCATCCCATTCATCATCCCATGAGCAATTTTTTGCTAATAATTCATCATGAACCATCTCGATCAAAGATGATTTGCTCTTTTGTTTTGTTTGTCCCAAGCAAATAGCAACTCTTTGTTGAGTATTAGGATAGTCTTTTTTCATCGTTTCATTACTCATACAACGACTAATAAATTTTTGTCTATCTTCATTTTGTTTTCTTGATGGTATTGGCATATGATTTATCCGTAAATAGTATTATAAATAATTTTGGCTGTATTGTCCCAAGTTAAGTTTTTAGCCGTTATTAATCCATTTGGATTTGTTCTAATATTATTTTTATACACATATCTCATAGATTCTACTGCTTGTTCATAGAATTTATCCGATAAATTAGCCCAATTACCATAACCGTCAAAAAATTTATCATCTTTGGCTTGGGTTAACCCATCAATTTCCAATAAGAAAGAATTATCTTTATTAGCATATTCAGTGTGTGCAGAATAGTTGGTTAAAATTACTGGTTTATTAAGGGCAAAAAATTCTGGAATCTCATTATTCCAGCCCTCTGCTCTTGCTGGAAAAATACCACAATCGCTCATTGCTATGGCATTAGCAACATCAGAGTGTTTCTCTAATCTAGATATTATCTTTACTTTTGATCCTAGTTTGCTCTTTTTATACAGATCTGCCCAAGTATTATTTTCTTGAGAATTAAGAAAAGGATTATAGTTTATCATCCATAGTTCAACATTATCATCGATAGTAAAAGCATCATTAAAAATATCAATTAAAATATCATGTCCTTTTCTAACTTCCCATTTTCCAATATTTAGGAATACATATTTATCATTATCTTTTGTAACATTATTTAATATAGATTCATTAAATATTGTTGGGTCTATTCCTAATGGACTAACAACGATAGGCACATTAATTCCATTATCAATTAAGATTTGTTTGGCCCACTCAGAGGCAACCATTATAGTATCGGTATGATTAATCATTTGTATTTCGTTGAGTCTGAGCTTATCGACCTCAAAAAAGGTTAACGCTACATATTTGCCAATACCTACCCTACTAGCTAATTCAAATTGATGCCATATCTTAAAGAACGGACTTGTTCTTGAATAATTATTTTGTTTGGATATGTCAAAAGAAAGTTTATCTCTAAATTCTATGGTTTCTAAGGCTGGGGTTCCTATTGGAAATAATGTTATATCAATATTATTGCATAAAGATTTGTATATATTGAATGAAGTTATTCCATAACCAGTAACACCAATCGGACAAGACATATTAAGTTTATTCATTATTCGTAAATCCTATTGTGAGTATTATTAACCTGTATAAATGTTGTTTTTTTGCCAAAATCTTTTAGTTTATTAGCGCCAACATACGTACAGGCGCTTCTTAGTCCACCATAGATATCTTGCAAAGTATCTTCAGCTAAACCTTTATATGCTACAGTAACGCATTTACCTTCTGATGTTCTATATTTTGCAACTCCATTGTGGTGCTTATCCATAGCGTCCTTGCTACTCATGCCATAATATTTTAATGAAACTTTACGTTTTTCTGTATTGATTCCGGGATCGTTTGGTTGCCACCAATTTATTTGTTTATATTTATCAATTTCTTTTGATTGTTGTTTAATTTGGCATTTATATTCATATTCCCATTCTCCTTCGCACTCATCGCACCCAGCAAACATACTACCTAGCATTACAAAATCCGAATTAGCGCCAAATGCTTTGCAAACATCACCAACTACTTTGCAACCACCATCAGAACAAATATGACCACCAAGACCATGAGCAGCATCAGCACATTCCATCACAGCACTCAATTGTGGGTATCCTACGCCAGTTTTTAAACGCGTTGTACAAACACTGCCTGACCCTATACCAACCTTGACTATATCAACTTTACCATGAATAATCAATTCTTCTGTCATTTCTGGAGTTACAACATTTCCCGCCATTATAATTACTTCTTCATATAGTTTGCGAATATGACTAACTGTTTTTACAAACTGCTCTGTGTAACCATTTGCCACATCAACACAAATGTTTGGTAATATTCCATTGACTTGTCGAATCTGATTGAATACTTCAGTCATTTTTTCAATATCTTTATGACCAGTTCCAACGCTATAAAATATAAGATTTTTATTTGTAATATTAGGATCAGTATATAAACTAATATAGTTTACTGGACTATAATGTTTATGCAGACAAGTAATAGCCTGATTTTTAGCTAAGATTTTACCCATCTCTATTGTGCCAACAGTATCCATATTCGCCACCATTATTGGTGTGCAAATTAATTCTCGTGGAGAATATTTAAAAGAAAAAATTCTAGATATACAAACCTCAGATCTGCTTTTTAATGTTGATCTTTTGGGTCTAATAAGAACATCGTCAAAATCTAGTTTAGTTTCATTTATTATTTTTTGCATGTTATCCTTATACAGAAAAGAAGTACCATCTTTTGTGAGACTCTATATTTTCGGAAGAATTAATATGACTTAGATAACTCTTAATTTCATCCCATGTTGAAAAAATCATTTGGTGAGGTATTGTACCAAATAACCAATCTGGTGTCTGATTCTTCCCTTGAACCATATGTATAATAATAGGCTTCTTCTGTCGATTAGCCCAAAAAATTTCTTCTAGTGTTCCACAAGGATGAACATTGAGATCCAGATTAACAATCATAAAATCACTAATATCTACTAATCTAAGATCAACTGCTCTTATATTTTTCATCATTAAAGATAGTTCATCATACTGGCATTTCTGCTTTAGTTTAGTTTTAATAGTATGAGCGTCTTGATCTTCTAGACCGGTTTCAGATGGCTTGCTTATAGGATTGAAAACCACAACTCCTAAATTTTCAAGATATGGGGTTATATCATCCCTCCAAGTTGCACCACGATCAGCAACTCTATCCATAGCACCAGCCAGATATGTTCTTTGATTTTTTAATCTTTGCATTTTAATTTAATATTTTTTGTAGTTTTTTAATATTCATACTAATATTTTTAGGAATATTATTATTAGTAAATTTAGGAATAACATGATTAGTTTTTGAGGCCAAGGTGAACATACTTTTTATTTCAGTTCCAATATTAACCACTCCAGTTTCATTTTTTTGTATAACTTTTACAATCAAATTAGCAATATTATTAATATAATCAAAGTTTCCAATTTGATCTACCCAGGCTTCTTTATGTGGGAATGGATATGGTTTATGAGTACCTCTTAATATTAAATTTTTAGGATTCAATTGCGCATAACTATCTCCTAATAATTTGGTATAACTGTACCAATTATTTCCATGAATAGGTATATCTTCTTCGCTAGCCTCATTAACAGAATTTGTATAAACATAATCGGTAGAAATATGAACAAGTTTAATATCATGTTCTTCACAAAAATCGGACAACAATATCACTCCTCTGTAATTTGTATCCCAATGTAGCGACCTATTATCTGAATAAGTATCTGTATTGGCTATGCAATTTATAATAACATCATATTTTCTTGTAACTATAACTCCATGATAAATTTCTAATAAATATTTTGCGTATGTGGATCTATCCATCAGTTCAAAACCATCTTTAGATCTAGAAATTGAAGGCCAATTAGTTTGAGAAATTATTTCTTTGGCGAGTATACCATTTCCTAATATTACTATATTCATAATTTTTTAATAGTATCCTCTATATATTGAAAAATTTCTTCATTATAATGTGGAGAGGCTCCAACAAAAAATACTTTATCTAATACTTTATTTGCTTCTGGATATAATTTATAATCTTCTAAAAACTTGTATCCGGGGTGGATCAGTATATTACCAGCAAAATAATTTCTTGTTTGTATTTTATTTTTTTCTAAAAATTGAACTAATTTATTTTTGAGTTCTAAAGTTTCACAGATAATCGGTGTTCCAAACCAGCATGGGTCTGAGTGTTCTAATACTTTTGGAATTGATATTCCTGGAATATATTTAGTAAAGATTGTTGAAATTGTATTCTTAGAAATTCTTCTATTGTGCTCAATAGTATCTAATTTTTTTAATTGAACTAATCCTATAGCTCCTTGCAGATCTAGAGGCTTAAGATTATAGCCCATCTCTGAAAACACATATTTATGATCTACAATTCCATTGTAATCTGGTAACCATCTATCAAATCTATGTTGACAAACTCCACACTCTAATAAATTGGCATTACCAACACAGTAGCAGTCTCTTCCCCACCAACTAAGACTCATAAATAACTTCTTAAGTTCTTCGATATTAGAGCAAACCATACCGCCCTCACCAGTGCATATGTGATGGGCTGGATAGAACGAATTTGAAAATGCTACATAATATTCGTTTAAAAATTTATCTTTCCATTTGCTACCCAAGCTATCACAATTATCTCCAATTAATTGTAAATTATAATTATTACATAGCTTTATTAAAGCATCCATATCTGGCGGATTACCAAGAACAGGAGATACAAAAATACCTTTTGTTTTTTTAGAAATTTTTTGTTCAATAAGATCTATATTAAAATTTAAAGTATCCCATTCTATATCAATAAAAATAGGTTTTAGATTATTTTGACAAATTGTAGATATGGATGTTGGAAATCCAACAGGAGATACAATTATTTCATCATTATCTTGCCAATCAAAATATTTTTTTAAGGCCGCTATTAGAATAAGATTTGCGGAAGAACCAGAATTAACCATGTGTGAATAAGAAGTATTGAATCTTTTAGAAAATTCATACTCAAACTTATTTACCTTTTCTCCAGCAGTAATCCATTTACCATGTAAGAGGCTGTCTATTGCTGCTTCAATTTCAAGATTATCCCAAAATGGTCCAGAATAACATATCTGTGTTTTGCCTGGGACAAATTTTTTAAAATTATATAGATATGGTGGTATTGAGAAATTCATTATATTCAGTATCTTGCTGTATTTTCACCAATTATGAATAGTGCGATCCATGAAAAAATCAATGTTCGTTTTTTTATTTACTCTAGTATCATATGGTGATAACTAGATAAATTTTGCACAATGAAGTCTGGAAGCTGACTAGTATCAAATTTATTTAATTTTATATTATGATCTGATAAGTTATCAGAAAAAATAAAAGACCCATTATCTTTAATTCTGTTATTAAATTCTTGAAAAAATTTTTCTTTATTAGGTAATTTACTTTTATCTAAAGGCTCAATACAGGATAAGTATTTTTCATAAACTTTTTCTTTGCCTCCCTGATAACCAAAATGCCATCCCATATCGTTTAAATTATAAACATGGTCTTTTATATTTCTTAGATGTTGAGGAGAATATTTTTCTAAAAGTTTAGCAGTAGTGAATACTGAGCCGATCCATCTTTTATTAACTGTTTCTAAATTAAGAAAAAATACGAGATATCTCATGTCTATAGAGATAATATTGTTATATTTTATATTTGATTTTACTAAATCCATACAATTTGGAGACCAAATTTCGTCCACATCAGATATTCCAATAATATCATCAGTGCTTAATTCAATATTATTTAAACCTTTTAAAATACAATTTCTTTGATAATTTTCCATCTCCCATCCACTTTGATCTGGATAATCTGTAACTTTAATATGAATTATTTTATCTAAGAATTTATCAAATCTTTTCTTATTTTCTTCAAAATAAAATGGCTTATCTAATTTTGATTGTGTTTTGGATGCTTCTACTAAAATAAATTTATCTACAAAATCATTAAGAATATTTAGTCTAATTTCTAAAATATCTAGTTCATTAAAAAATGGAAAACAATCAATTATCATAATATTTGACCTGACTAGCTATAATTTCATTATCTATATTAATATTATCTGATTCTATATACAAAGCATTAGGATTGATTGGTTGCCAAGTTTTTGATGTCGTAGCGCCACGATAATACTTATAGTTATAGATTCCTAATACTCTATGTTTATATCCAGACATAATCCAAGATATAGCAGAATCAACTGTAAAAACAAAATCACAACCTAATGAAAATTTAATAGTATCAAAAAAAGTCCCTATAAATCTATCTTCACAAATTTGTGGATCTGAATGTAATCCAATTTGTACTGGCTTATATCCTAGTTTTTTTAATAAAATACAATAATCTTTAGCTTTGTCTAAATTTGGTATTTTTGGAGAATCCGCTAGTGTTTCAGCAAAGAGATTGACTGCAACATATCCGTTGCGTCTTTCGGTATTGAAGTATTGATTTAATTCTGCCTGTAGAATTTGTGGTGGTTCTAATCCGTGCATCAAACAGACTTCTTGCGTCTGATGAAAACATAAATACCAATCTTCTCTACTATGGAGCGGCATAGGATTGAATACATAGTTAAATTCGTTCTCATTAATGAACTTTTTATCATTGATAGATGGCCAATCATTATAGGATTCCCAGACATGTATATCATCAATAAGCTTATTATATAAAAATATTTCTTTAATAGATTCGTATTTTTGATTAATCCCAAAAACTAACTGACTACCTGGAAATTTTTCTTTAAATGCTTTGCAGGCTATCAAGTTTATTACAAGATCACCATATTGACCTTGATTAAATCCTATTGCTTTCATTTATAAATTAACAGATATGTGTGGCGGAATATTATAAAATTTATCTTCTGTTTTTTCCCATAGCATTTTACTATTAGACCAATCTTTATTTTTTAATATAAATACTTCTTGATAAAAGGATTTATCGTGGATTATATGTCTCTGAATATCAAATGCCAATTGTTTTAAAAACACAATAAAATTATCTACTGGATACAATAGTCCTGGATAAATAGTATTATGAGTTGTTTGTACGTTGGGTATAGTTAAGTAAAGATAATGATCCTGCTTGAGCATCTTTTTAATTTGTAACAAACAATTATATGGATTTGTTAAATGCTCTATTGTTTCAAAACAAAAAACAACATCATACTTATCTTGTTCATTTGTAGTAAAGGTGTCTAGATCTGTTTGAATATAATTGAAAGGACAATCCTTAATTTCTGCTCCGTCATAACCATGATAATTTTTTTGAATTTCTAAATTTAGTCTATTATATATAAAACCTAATCCACAACCTATATCCGCAATTAAATGATTTTCTAATTTATTTAATCTAAGATCCTCTACTAAAAAATCTAAACGATCCTTATGAGATCTATTATATTCCTCATATGAATGGCCATATGTTTCATAGAATTTACTGTATTTCATCTAACACACTCTATATCAAATAATTTATATGACTTATCAATATGTTCTTGATCATGGATAGAATTACCATAATATTTAAACCAGTTTTTATCAAATCCATTTTGTTGTAAGATATACCACCATAGTCTTTCTGATCCTGGCTTGTATATAGATAGCTTATCAAGATTATTAAAGCAACCTTCTATTCCTATATCCATCCACTTAGGTGAAGAATAAAAAAAATAATCTGCCGGTAAACCATTTTTAAAATGATGTATCCAGATACTATCTTCTGTTACCATTTCCAAGTATTCTGGTTTAAGTTCCGATCCTTTTACTGACGAATACAAATTAGACTTATCTGGATTAATTAGTCTAACATCTGGCCTACCCATAATAATAATATCGTATTTAATATTATTTTTTATTTCATATTCTTTACGTAATTGATTTACTTTGAATCTGGATGTAAAATGATGAACCATGGTATTTAATGGTTGATAATCATAAACTAGATCTTCTATTAAATAAGCATTTGGTTTATATAAGTCAATATATTCTTGATTTGGCCCGTCTGTGGTAACATCTGGTCTTTCGTTACCATGTAATTCCCAGGTGTGTATAAATACGTCAGGTTTTAGAGTAGATAGAATATTTTTATAAAAAGAATCATAACATCTATGAAAAGATCTGCGATTTGCCGCCAACTGCATTGCTATTTTCATATATTTTTATATCTAAGTTCTAGAGGAATCTGAGAATGATCAATATATAATAAACTTTCGTGAACAAAAACACATTGAATAAAATTATTATAATTGGATGGGTATGGTATATCTAATAAGATTTGACACCAATTATTATTTCTTAAAAAAGATGATGATAGTGTTGTTTTACTACCCATATCATCAAGCACTATTATTGATGTATAATTTAATTTACTATAAGCTGCTTTGATTTCTTCTAGTTGATGCTGGTTCGCGTTTGGACTCTGACTATCTAGCGAATCTAAATATAAAAAATCTATACTATCTGTAAAGTTTTGTAAAAAGATAACTGAATCTTCTGTCTGATAAGAAATATGTTTTTTATATTCTTCAGTAGCTATTTTACAATTATCTATATTTGATTTTTCTATATCACAAGTCCAGACATGACCACCATAATTATAAACAAAATCCGCAAACAATAATGTAGATCCACCATCAGCAGCCCTATCTTCAATATTTGGGTGTGTAACAATAGTTTTTCTTGTTGTTCCTGTTTCTACAAAATTATTACTTTTGTCTCTGTCTAATAGACTAAGTGCTATTTTAAGTGTGGCCAATCTCGACCCTAGTGGCCTATCACCATTTTCGTATCGTTTAAAAAAAGATTTCATTTTTTATTAATTACCATTAATAGTCCTCTATGACATTCTTCATCGTCCCTAGAAGATTTTGTAAATAAATAGTTGGGTTTATTATATTTATCAGATAGTATCTTATAGTTATATAGTCCTGGGAAGCCAGTATTATTTATATCATGAAAAAACATAAAAGAATTTGGTTTCATTATACGAAAAATTTCATCTACCCACTCCCCGGCATGAACATGATCGCCATCCGAAACTAAAAAATCGTATTGATTATCTTTACACGATAAAACGAAATCTTTTTCTTCAATTGGCGCTATGATACTAAGATTATCTCTTTGCTTTAATTTGTCTAAAACTTGATTAGGTAAATTACCACCCAAGTCATAAAAATTATCCACAGATGTTAGATGTCCAGATTGGTTGTGTGCGACACCATCTAGTAAAAGATTGGTAATAAAACCTGTACCTATACCAATTTCTAATATATTATTAGGTTTAGCAGATAGCATTGAGCCAAATATCAACATACCGTGTGCAACATCAACTGCTGCTCCATTAGGTTTGATTAAGCTTATATTCATTGAATAACCTCATTTATAAAATAATTAAAATGTTCCATTCTTTTATGAAATAAGTCTGGACCAAAACCGGGGATATGGATTATAAAATCTCCCTTTTGCCAATTACCATTAAAACCTAGTTTATCAAGATATCCATTTGGATGACCATATACTTTATCATAAGGATAACTATTCATAGATCTTTGTGGTAATATTTTAATAGTATCAGAAAATTGCGGATCATTATGAGTATAGATCATCGCTGTTTGTTCTTCTCCAAATTTATAAACATTCTGAGATGCAAATTCATACATTTTTTCTTTAATATGATAAAAATACTTAAGACCTTTAGTTGAAGTATTAAATAAGAAAACACCACCGTTTATATCGTTATAATCCTTAGTTAGAAAAAAATGAAAATTAGTATCTATAATGTCTTCTATATTTTTATTAAAATTAGTAATTAAAGTATCACAATCGCACCATAAAATCCACTCAAATTTATTTTCTTGTATGATTGTATCTAAAAATAAAATTTTATCAAAACCACTATATGGTTCAGTTTGAATCTTCAATCTATAATCATATCCTTTGGTTTCACAATATTTTTTCTTGTTCATATCCCAGGTAATATCTGCTAATATTTGCATATCTGGCGTATGAATTGATGCTAAACAAATTTTATTTCTGTCAATCATTATTATTAGCCTTGGTTTGGTAGTAATAAATATCCGGAGTGTGTTCCTGGTCTTGGGTTCCAGTCTGTGTCATTTGGTAGGATGTTTGACTCAAATACTATATTATATGAATATTTTTTTAGAATATTAAAATCAAATCCGCCATCTTCAACCCATAACCAATGAGGATTGTTTGTATAGTTTTGATTATCAAGATCTTTAGGTTGTGCATGAATTTCAACATATATAACTGGTCTACATCCAGTAAATAAAAAATCTAGTGTTTTAAGAACAATGCTTTCCATTCCTTCTATATCAATTTTTATGAAAGAAGGATTTGGTAATGAGTATGTAGTGATTATATTTTTTAAGGTATCATATTTGATATGCTGTATAGTATCCATTTTTTTGCCACTATTGTCAATATAATCAGTTCTACAGTCTTTGAACGGAGTGAGGCAATCATAAGACTTATCGTTTAGCGCTATATCAAAACATTTAATATCTAGTTTTTCACAATTAGATTTTAAAATATTAAAATTATTTTGTGATGGCTCAAAAGCATATACTTCGGCACAATGTTCTTTCATCTGTATAGCAATTTCACCTATATGAGCACCGATATCATAACATATACTATCTGATGTTATATATTTTTTATATATATTAAATTCATTCATTTTAATAATGTCTTTTCTTTATTTATGGTATATACTCTACGAACAGCTTGTAAATCAAAATTCTGTAAGTATGGTAATAATATATATCCATTATTGTGAATAATCTTATGTGTTAAATCGCATATAAAATCAGCATCAAAATTTAAAGGAAAACATGTTTCAGGAAACATTAACCATCTTAATTGATGGCTTGGTAAGGCAAAGCACGGGTGTGGTGATTGCTGAGAATACGTTATTGTAGGAATACTATATCCATATGCAATGTATCTAAAGCCGCTATCTGTTGATATCATCATCTTCGCATTTGAAATAAGAGATGACACATCTTTAATTGATCCATTAAAAATTTTCATTCTACTGAGATGAGATACAGAATCATAAAAATGATTCGTTTCTACAGTTGAGATTAAATAAATATTTTGCGTTATAGTATCATGTAATTTTGTTAATAATGTTTTTAGATAAGATATGTCTAGTCTATGTCCAACCGATGCTGCACTAGCTAAATGACATACTATATAATCCTCACTACTATTGTTAGTAATTTCTGGTCTAGGAAAATATTTAAAATATCTAAGCCAATCAAAATCATAATCTAACCATTTAAGAGAATCAATATGCAGATCATAAAATTTGTCATAAGATTTCATTTCTGACAAGATATCGTCTGGTACGTTCTCCAAGCCGCCATGATAGTTATCTGCACCAAATTGACAATCTATCCAAAATTCTTTATATTTTTTTGATTGAATAATCTTTATTTCTTTATACATAGATGGGTATAAACTTTCCAGAGCTTCCTTTTGAAAAGTCTTACCTTCACTATCAATGTATGCTGTAATAGATGCTTGTGGATATTTTTCTTTAATTGCGGCAACAAACCTATTACCCAACAAACAATCCCCAAGACCGCCCTCAAGTCTGACACTTATATTCATATTATTTAATTCCTAGTAAACTATTTATAGCTAAACATATATCATCTGGTAAAATATTATTTATTAATCTATATGGGTCTGTATCACCATATGTAGGTTTTGTCTTTGTAAAATCTGGTTCCAATATTTTTACTTTTTTAGAAGATGAGAAGTATGGGCCACAATTTTTTGCATACCATGCGTAAATGCCTACTATTGGTATATCATAATAAGAAGCCAAGTGAATTGGCAGACTATCATATCCTAAATGGAGACTAGCATTTTTAATTAAATAAGCCAATGAATGATAATTTGTTTTACCAAGATAAGAGGTATTGGTGTGATCATATTTAGTATCAGATAATTCTCCTACTTGAATTATTTCATACTCAAAATTATTATTTATTAATGATCTTATAACTATATTCCAATGATCATACTGCCTACTATTTCCTTTAGGACTAAAGGGATGAAATGTAACATATTTATTTTTAGGTAACTCTATTACTTCTTCTTCAATAAAACATTTATTAATTTTTGATCCAGACAGCAGAGCGTATGTTTCTAGAATGTGCATTTAGTTCCTCATATCGAACATAATTTGACTAAGTCCATTATGTAAATAATTAATAATTCTTTGTGTTAGAGTAGTAGCCATTATACTAATATCAAACAATCCTGACCATTCTCCTGTACCCTCCATTATAATTTGATTGTCCATCACGGGATAATAATTTATAACTTTGGTTATGTTTGGATTATTTTTTAGTATTGACTGATATCTAGGATAACACGAAAAATAAATTTCAAAATCAGGATACATAATTTTAAGATTTGGTAATAGGCTTGTGCATAAAAATATGTCTCCAGCACTCTCTGGTACAATAAATAATAGTCTTTTTTTATCGTTAAAATTTATTTGAGATGCTATTATCTGTAATTGTTCGTTAATTTGGTCATTCATAATTTTTTATATATTCTATAATTGATGGAATATTTTGTTTATAGCCATATTTCCTAAGTTTCTCTATGTTTGCACAAGTATACTCTTGATAATTATTCGTTAGATTATTTGGTTTATCAATATAGATTTTTTTACCATAACCTATTTTATTGATCAGTTCGTCTGCTATTTGTTCAAAAGAGACTGGTATACCAGATCCAATATTGAAAATATTAGCCTCTGTGACTCTGTTATTAAACATAAAAAAATTAATAATTGATATTACATCATCTATAAAAATAAAGTCTCTATATATAGAGTTTGAGTTGTGAAATAATCTAATTTGTTTTTCTGTTTTTAGTTGTTGTAAAAATTTGTATGTGGGACTCGGTTGTTTTTTATGAGACTCATTATTAAAAGAACATACATTAAAAAATCTTAATCCAATTATATTTCTATGATTAAAAAAAGATCTAACAATATTATCTAGTATTAGTTTAGATTGTGCATAACTGCTGGTTCCAAATTCATGATTATCTTCTTCTTTAATGGAAGACTTCTGTGTTCCATATACAGATGCAGAAGAAGCATAAATAATTTTACAATCAGTTTTTGAATTTTGTAATATATTCAGAGATGATAGTATATTTTTTTCAAAAATTTCTTCTTTTTTGTCTGCATTTGTTTCTGAAATAGCGCCAAGATGAACAATTATGTCCATTTGTCTAAGAAGATTTGCGTCAAGATTTTCTGGACTTATATGATATTCATTATTATTGAGATTTATAAAATCTGAAGTAAATATCTTGTTGTCATTTTTTAATTGATTAAATAAACAAGAGCCTATAAAACCAGATGATCCAGTAATTAGTATTTGCATTATATTTTTTTTAGTATACTGGATGTTGATATATTTGATAATTTTGGAAAGAAAATAACGTCAGCGTATTCTGAGCCTATAACGTATTTGTTTTTATAGTCATCACCAACAACTATAGTTGCAATATTGAAATTTTTTATATGTTCAGCTAATTGATCAGAAGTATCGAATACAACAACCTCATCAATGAATCTGATGCTTTCTAAGATAAATTTCCTGTATTGTTCATTATTTATTGGTCTTGATTCACCTTTGCTAGACTTTATTCTTTTATCTGAATCTATTCCAACAATTAATTTATCTCCTAAAGATTTGGCATATTCAAATAATTTAATATGACCAATATGTACTATATCATAACATCCATTAGTCCAGATAATTTTCAAGGGGTCACCACACCGAATTGACTAACCACCTTACTAGAACAATCATTGGCATATATAATTGATTTAACTATATCAAAAGATTTCATATATTCTGTCACTAGAGCGGCTAAGAAAGTATCGCCAGCACCACAAACATCTCTGAGTTCAATCTTTTTAGTTGGATAATTTGTGAATACTGGATTACCTTTTGGATAAAAGTTAGCTCCATTTTCTCCAGTTGTTACTATCAAAGAACAAAGAGAATTAATCATTTTAAAGTCAAGAACATTTGTCGCAAACTCTTTAGAGTTAATTTTAATAAAATCTATGTACTGAACAAATTGATTCAATTTCTTTTTAGTATCCATAAAAGTAATACATTTGTTATTTTTTAATGTACAAATATCAATAATGTCCTCATCATGTAAAAACCCTTTGCAATAATCAGAAAAAACTATGCAATCATATTTGCTAAAATCATAATCTTTAAGTGAGATTCTATCGCAAGTATCATTGATATCTTCTCTAAAAATAATAGCATTATATCTTTTATCAACGAATCTACGTTTAATTATTTGAGATTGAGTAGTTATTAGGTCGATATTGGATTCTTTATTTAAGGTTTTTATATTATTAAACGTATTACCAGCCATGCCCATATTAATTGTTTTTATAGAATCATGTTTGAAGCACAAGGCCGCTGCTTCTGGACACACTCTATCGCAAGTGCCATAAACATATTCATCAACACACGATTCGCCTATTACAGCAATATTTTTAATCATAAAAAAATGTATTTGAATTTATTGCCTTATCATCTATCCATATATCATATTTAGGTTTATTCATAATCAATGAGTGTCTTAAACAACCCCAGTCGTTTAATTGTTGCTCTGTTAAATCTTTCCAGTCTTTACCAGAATTAGCACCCCTGGCAGTCCAATATATTATAGTGTGGCCGGAGTTGTAGAGAGAATTTATTTTATTTATTCTTTCATACATAGGGCTAGAGTACTGGTAGTTGCTATCTACAGTTAGACATATGGTATTATCTATATCAACTATATAAATCATTATTATTTACTTTGAATTATCCTATATGAGTCGTTCTCATCGTGATGAGTAGATATTTCTATAAAATCACATGAAGAATCATTAGCAGTATAGAATCTATGAGCTATATTTCTATCAATAGTAAACGCTTCTCCTTTATTTAGTTGACATATTTTTATATCTTCCATTTTTTCCCACTTATCCTTGATTAAAGCATCGCTATATTCTATTATAAGAGAGCCGTCTATAACATAGAAAGTTTCTTTTTTTAGTTTGTGATAATGGACTGAACATTGTTTATCTGGTATAACGTGTAGAAGTTTACCACAATATTCTGTATTGTTTTCTATCCAAAGCTCATAACCCCATAACTTATCATATTTTTCTATTTTATTCATTAGTAATTTCCTTTATTATTAAATACATTTTCCCAAACATCTGTCTCAATTTCTTTGGATAATGAATTTAAAAATTGTTCATATTTATTATATGGTGTTTTTTTATCTTTATAGTGATGATACATATGTGTGCGGCGTGTGTCGGAGATCGCAGTTTTTTTGCCTATAAATTTTTCATTAAGTAATTTAATTTTATTTTTTTCATCAAACTCATCTATAAAAACATATAATTTTCTACAAAAATATAAATAGTCTTTTGATATAGAATAATTGAAGTTATATATATTGACTAGAGCATTATATATTATAGGATGATTTGGTATACACGCTATAAATCCATTCATTGCTAAGTGTCGCTTATAGGATGTTATGACTGTTATGAGATCAAAATCTTCAATAATTTCTTTAAGATCAGATATCAACTCCATATCTGTGTCAAAATAAATACCACCATTTTTATAAAGAAAATAATATCTAAATAGATCAATTTTATGAGGCCCTTTTAATAGATTGAATTTATTTATTATATCAGGAAAAAATGGATCAAAGTTATTTTGAAAATAATTAATAATTGTGGAATCTATAAAATATTGATATTTATAATTAGAATATTTAAGTTTATAATATTCTATAACTTTGTTATATTTTATGTCATCGCCAGCTTGAATAATAATATTTGGTATCATAAAAGCTATAGAGGATTAAGAGTCTTTCCATCTCCGCCTCTAGAGATATTATTCTCAAAAGGCTCAAATTTCATACGTTTTTTATCCTGAATAAAATTATAAAATGTGTGTTCTAAGTTAGTATTATCTGATAAGTTTTTATTTGCTAAATCTAACAAAAGATGTTTGTTAATACCAAAATATTCCGTATTTTGCCAATTCTTAGATTTGTGTTTCTGAATATACACATCATAATTTCTTAATACAGATATTTGTTTATTGATATCAGGTAAAAAATATCTTCCTGTTACTTTTAATATATGAGTTGTTTTATCATAAAAGTCTGTTTCTTGAAAAAATTTTACAAACTTAATAAAACTATGGGATTCGTAGAAAGATGAAGATGTAGATTTTCCAAATTCTTTTATTAAATTAAAATTTATTAGATGTAATCTTGGACTATCAAGCAGATTAGGTATTGTCCCACCAGTGCTTTCTGTTACAAATATCTCATAATCTGTATCATTTAACCATCTATGAATCTGTTTTTTGTATAATTGTTCTCTGTATAGAATTTCATTAGTATCATTTTTTCCAAATGGATTAACCGCTGTTGTTAGAAGAACAACCCAGTTTTCTGGAACTATTTCTGTATTATTTTGATCAGAAACAGAGACAGACTCAAATGCCATGTTTACCATTTCCCTATTGGGCATTTTTGATCAGCCCATGCTAATTTATTCATAAAAATTTTCTTATTATTAATGTTACATCCACAAACGATACATTCATTATTATACTTATCCATTTTGTCACAGCTTGAACAAATATCGAATCTAAAATCAATTAATGATTGACTACTCTTAGGTCTGCCAGATCGTAAGTGTTTAAACAGAGACTTAAGAAAGTTAAATATTTTTTGTAGCATATTCATTCTTTTGAGTTTCTTTGATTGGGATAATAGTGTTTTTTTCATCCATTGTATATATTTGAATAGTGTCTACAATATCAGACGCCTCAAACCATTTTGGATTACCATTCTTCAAAGAGTATGCAAGTTTTGATCCATTCTTTTTAAAGTCTGAAGTCAAAAGAAATGCGTGTTGGTCCACAGCAAAAATATCGCCGTTATTTAATTCTTCAATATATTTCATCTTCCCAATTTTCCCATTGTTCTTCTTCTTGTAAATCTCTAATTTTATTCTTGAACGCTTTTTTTGCCTTAGACATAAACTTTTGTTCCTCGCTTATGTCGTAGTTGTTTTTGTTTTTATTACCAATTTGTTTTTTTCTATTTTTTCTGTTTTCTCTATCAAAATCATCTAGCATCTTATTTCAATTTAACTCCTTATGATTGTTGAATACTTTACAATAGCATAGTTTTTTGGGAAGTCAAGTAAAAAATTGTGTCTTGACTTCATAGCAATCTGCTAATAATTATTATGCAGTTGGTTTGATATTATTCTATAATACTCCTGATCCATTCTTTAAATACACTAATTCGTGTGTGACAGCACTCGTCGCCATAGGTTGAGTCTGGTTTGTCATCTGACATCACAAAAGAGTTGATTCCAGCCAGTTTTCCATCAATGAATAAACCACCCCCACTGTCTCCACTAGCAATTAAAAATTCAAGTTCTGTGGCGTTCCTAGAGCCTCTGGTTGATGCTGAACACACAAGGGTCTGACGAAATATGCTATCTATTCTGTTTGACCCAGCCCTAATTCTTAAATCAGACTTATTTGCACCAGTTTTAAATGTTCCTGTTATTCCATAACCAGCAATAGAACAAAATTTACCAACTTCATCATCTTTATCATATAGTTGTGGATAAAATTTTAACCCTATCTTTTTTTCTGAATATCCTAATGCTATATCACAGCGACCCAACTCATCTTTATCAAATTCTTTATGGTAAATAACCCTATTTATACAAAATACTCTGTCCTCTACTGTTAGATAACATTCATTAGAATTTTTCACAACATGTGCTGCTGTTACAATCCAATGGTCATCTATTACTACTGCCGAAGCACAGAAATTCTTGCCATCATCATAAATCCCACATAATTTACCAACATAATTGAATCCTTCTGCATATTTAATATATTTTTGATCTGACACATTAGGGTCTATAGTTCCTGCAAATCCATGTAATGAACATATCATTATAAGAAGAACTAATAAAGATTTCACAAGACACCTCATTTATTTAAGAGGCTTATTTTTTACCCTATCTAAATACACTTCACAATCATTTATTACATATTTATTCCAACTTTTATAATTCATTAAATGGCCAAATACTATATGACAAGGATCATCACAAAGAGTGATAAGATTTGATGGATCCAGTTCCCTGTCGGGATTTAGATGAACAGGTTCAATATGATGAACTTCAAGTTTTTTATTTCTTCCACAAGCAGCACAGGTATTGTTGTTTTCTAAATGCTGTTTTCTGACCTGTTGCCATTTTGGTGATCTATAGGCGTGTCTTATCTTTCGCCTAAAGCTAAACATTACAATACTTTAGATGCTATTAAACATCCCTTTGAAACAGCGTGTAATGGATCTGTTGCGTGAACAACCTCTTTAACTGGCAAAGGAAAATTATTGTCTTTTAATTTATTTGTAAAAATTTCTATATATCCTTTCGCCTGAGATGTGCCACCGGCAATAACAATTTTTAAAGGATTTTTAAATTTCGGTAATGATTTATGACCATTTAGCGCTGCTGTTAATTGTTTTGTAGTATAGTCTATTAATCTCTCATAGTATGCCGAGACTGCACTAAGCACAGCATTATCTGTTAATTGACCAATCGTAAAGTCTCCTCCTTCTTTTTCCGCTTGAACAACACTATCTGTTTCTCCAGTTGCTACGGCACTCATACGATCTATCCAATCTCCTGACTTTGTTGTGCTAAATATAACGGTTGGTTCACCGTTCAACATAACACAAACATTAGTCATTCCAGCACCACAACTTATTCCTATTCCAGTATAATCGTCTGATTCTAATTCGGCATAACAAAGAGCCTCTGCTTCATTGATTGCCCTAGAATCATATCCACATTCTGATAACACACTTTTAACAACATCTTCATGATACCCAACATCAAAGTCCTCATCATCTTGATCTACTGGTTGTGCTGGTATACAGAATACTAGTTTTTCACCTGACTCTGATGCTATGCCGACTACTTCTTTAAGAATAAAAGCAAGTATTCTTTTTGCATCCTTTTCTTTAGCAGAAACGACGCCTCTATACATTGGTCTTTTTGCTGTATCATTTCTTTCTACTGCTTTTTCTATGGCATCTCTACCTAATATAATAAAAGAGCCATCATTATCTTTAATAAAAATTTTACCAGCCAATCCTTTTTCTATCATTTTTGTTGCAACTGGCGTGGTTGGCTTGATAATATAAAAGGCATCTCTAAAATCTTTATAGACAATTTGATTGTCATCTTCTTGAGATAATACAATATAACTTGTACCAACATCTAGACCTTTTGCCATAATTTAACCTTTCATATTTTTTAATTTATTAACAGAATTTTTTATGTTATCTTTAGATTTTTTTGTATCTCCTAGACTATCATACTTTTTTTCAAAACTATCTGTTTTTATATCAGTAACAAATTTTTTATCATCAATAGATATATCAGAGATAGAATTAGTAATTACATGTTTTTTTTCAGATTTCTTTGATTGAGAAACATAATTTCCGGATATACTATTAATTCTACCTAGAATATAACCAACTACACTACTTATTATAATAGAAAAAATAAATATACAAATTAATAAACTATTATTAGTCATTATTCATTAACCATTGTTTATATTTATTTGGATTATATCCATTTATTCTATGTTTTTCTATCCTATCTACCAAAATTCTGCTGTCAGGCACAGAATCTACTTTGTATTCTTTTTTTAGATCCTGTCTATCTTCTATATCAACAAAGCATACTATTGTATTAGATAGTTCTTTATTATATTTTCCAAAATTTATATCATCTTTTAATCTTCTACATGGTTTACACCACTCAGCAGAAAATATAACTAATATTGGCTTATTTTGTGATTCTGATAATAATACAGCATCTTCTAAAGTAGTTGAATAAATTTTATCAGTTGACACAGAATAATTTGTAATAAAGAGTAAAATTACAACAATATGTTTATACATAATAGCCTCTACTTATTTAGGAAATCTTTGCACTATTAATAATCCTACCTTTAGGAGTTCTAATAACATATCCTTTTCTTATTAGATAAGGCTCAATACTATTTTCAATAGTATCAATAGCGATCCCTGTCATAGAAGAAATACCCTTTAAACCCAAAGCATTTCCCTTAGCCTTTTGCAATACTAACAAATACATTCTATCATAATTATCCAATCCTCTACTATCTATTCCCTGACTATCAAAAACTTCATCTACAGATAAAGCCTTATCCTTATAGAAGGAGGTATAATTTTTATACCACTGTAATCTTGCATTTAAAATTCTAGGGGTTCCCTTGCTTCGTTTTGCAATTTCTAATAGATCATTTTCGCTTATCATTAGTCCGAGTTTATTTGCGTTCAATCCTGCTAGTTTGGCTAACTCAACATCATTATAAAAAGACAAATGTTCTTTAATTGTGAAACGATCATAAAAAGGCTGACTTAAACTACCGCCACTGGTTGTCGCACCAACTATAGTAAATAATGGTAGATCAATTTTCTCTGGTTGGTCTTCCACAGTTATATTTAATACAAAATCTTCCATTACAGGATATAAGAATTCCTCAACAAGTTTCGGAAGCCTATGAATTTCATCTATAAATAGAACTGATCGTGGTGCAATTCCCATCAAATATGGAACAATATTTTTTGGGCTTCGTATATTTGCAGCATTGACCGTGTATAGGTTCACATTCAGTTCGCTGGCTATTGCACTCGCTATAGTTGTTTTACCAAGCCCAGGAGGCCCATCAATTAAAACATGAGGCATCACACCGTCAGAGTTTAAACAACCATGAGCCACGATGCGTATACGATTTATAACATCTGACTGACCAATAATATCATCAAACTTAGATGGCCTACCAACTCTATTAGACATATTTTCTCCAATTATTTTTTGTCAACTACCCAAAATATAAAATCATTTTTTTCTGTATCAAAAGCACTATCCAATAAACCATCACTAACTAATTTAGCAAGTATGTTGCTAACCATTCTACTATTGAATGATTCTAAAATTTCACTGAGAATAGTATCATTAACAAAATAACTTTCTCTTTTAGTTTTTTTACTAATTTTAATTTTAATATGATTTCTTGCTATCACCACACATTCATCATATGTTAAAATTCTATCTAGTTCTTCTTTATCTTTTGGTGCTAACTCCGATAGAGTATAAGTTATATCATCATCTGCTTTTTCATTAACTTCTCCAAATAATTTGAATACAAGTTCTCTAGCATGATTAATAAATCCAACTAGATCTTTAATCTTATACCAATTTCTTTCATCCATTGAAATACCTAATTAAGAATATCATATAATCCTCTATAATAGGATGGTTGATTAATAAAATGAACAGCATGACTCTCTAAGTGTTTAATATAACTCATTTGAATTGGGTTATATACAAAATATTTCATCTTCCATACGCCCTCATTAAAATGATTGTTCCCCAAATACAGGGGGGAGTTTAAGCCACCCGCTGTATTGGGGATCAAATCATTCACAGGAAACGAAACACTAACAGGAAGATTGTCTATTTGACTAATTACATCTTTGATCCATTCGCTAAATCCCCAAAAATTATTTAGATTGCCCACATCAATCTTGAAGTAGTG